AAATGCAAATAGGTTTTACCCTATTCGCAGACTTGCACCAATTGATTTCTATGATCCTTGTAGTGCTAAAATTACTAAACTAAACAAGGAGGTAGAACTAGCGTTATACGAAAGCCTAATGTGGCGACGATTAGAAGAACAGTCTAAATAATTAAACACTCAAGAAGAATGAATCTTTTAGTCTTTATCCTACTATCTGTGACGTTCACACTAGCTGGTTCTTTAGTTTGTTTCTATCTGTTCTGTCGAGTCTTGAATGCACCCTACAAACAGACAAGTTATGAACTAAATGCAGCACTAAGTCACGGCAACCAAGAACCGCATATCTAAAAAAGGAGCAAAAAATATCTTGACCATCTCACGAGATCTCAATACAATTAGGATACTTTGAGAGTTTAACAATCCAGCTAGACTCTCAAATATCCACCTTTAACGGAGTGACTAATGCCGCTACAAATGATAGAAACAGACACTACCTACGATGTTGTAAACCGTGTAAAGAACGGTAACAATGGGTACGCTATAACCTATGACTCGAATGCAGCAGAAGGTGCAATTAGATTCTCAAAAGATCGCTATATCAAGCGAGAATTAAAAGACCGTGACGGAGATACTTACTTCATCATTCAACCACGATAATCTGAGCAATATAATGAGAAAAACTATCAATATTAAAGAAACAGTAGAGTACTTCAATAAGTTATTGTTACTTAGTGATTTTAAGGCAAAAGATCGCACTGAAGGTAAGCAATTTAGGATGGGTTTGATTTCAGCAGTGGAGCATATTCTCCATACTACTGGAAACTATAAAGGTTATCGGTACGTTGACAAAAAAGAAGCAATCAAACCGTATGCTTTTGGTTGTGATTATTCCAAAATCAGTAAAGATCCAGACTCAACTGAGTTATCTTTAGCTGGTGGAGATGAGTCTAGAAGACAGTATGTCATTCAATTATAGTCGGAGATAGAAAATGTTCGAATATCTTATTAATATATACCGTAAAGAAGCACCTTATTATGCATCCAACAACAAGGTGATGCAACAGTATCAATTTAAAAAGAGTGGAACCCTACTAAGTACTAAACGAAATGCATCCAAACACGTTCAGGAAATCTTAAGTGCTATCCATCTTTTAGAATCTACACTCAACGGAGGGATATCTTATAATGTTCACCTAGATGTAAACATTTGCATGATAGACTCGGACGTATCAGATAAAGATATATGGTTAGCTAGTCAGCATTTAAGCTTTAACCCTAAAAAAGAGAGGTGCTGTAATACGCAAGACTCTAAGTGGTATACTACTCATCGTGGTGAGCTTCAATCCTTTAGAGAAAAACATTTCCCTGAACTTGCGCTTGATTCGGGGGATCTACTTAAAAAGTTTATTAGCTTAAGTTAAATTTATCTTGACACTCTAACTAGATCCCGAGATAATCGGGATCATTGACGATAACTGCAAGACAGTCTCTTGAATGCAGCACTTCTAGTAGTTATCTCAAATAACTTAATCGGAGCAGACAAATGAAGTTCACAGTAACAGGAACCACAGAATTTATAGTAACCGTCAACTGGCAACGCAAAGTCGATGTCACTAAAGCGCAGGTAGTCGAAGCTTTAGACTTAGAAGGTGAAGATAAGCGAGAGTGGAGAGACTCTGTTCAAGACTTTTTGGATTCAGAACAGCATCGAGATTGGGCCAATGAATTAGAAATGTGCTTATCTGTTCAATGGGATTCATCGAATGGAGATATCGAAGCGATGGATATTCAAGAAGTGGAAGTAATCCAAGATCGATCAGATATCGAAGAAGTAGAACAGTAACCAACATGCCCCGAGATAATCGGGGTTTCACAACATCCTATAAACGAGACATACAATGCCAGCATTACGAGACTCAAAAGGTAGATTCATCAAAAAGTCAGATCTCCTCAAGCAGGGAGATATAATGGAGACAAGTTACAGTCTTCAAGCAGCCGATAACTCGCCCATCGGTGACGAGAATATGTGTGCGGTTCAGGCTGGAGCAAGTCTCGACGCTATTCTTGAAGATCCAAATATGAATTGGAGAGTTTCAAAACTCCCCATCTATGACGGTAACGGTAACGAGATCAAGAATCGTAAAGTGATTACTCGTGATGATACTGCTCAACATTTTGAGGTAGTCTCTGATCGTTACACTATTGTTCAAAACTCAGAAAACATTGAGTTCCTCCGCCCATTGTTCGAAACAGGCAGGTTTTCTTTAGACTGTGCAGGGACTTACCGTGACGGTTCAAGGGCTTTCCTAGTTGCTAAACGCAATGACGCTAGGCCCATTGAACCTGTCAAGGGTGATGAGATCCACCCCTTCTTTGGAATTCGTTGGGGCCACGATGGAGATACTCCAATCAAGATTCAAGCTTTTGCGACACGAGTGTTTTGCTCAAATGTTTTTCCAGCTATCGACAGAGAAGCAAAAGAATCAGAGATCACGATCAAGCACCGTCGAGGTGTGCATGATGCGCTTGATGTCTTGTCTGATCTGACTGCTAAATCTGTCCAGAAATATGCTGACACTGAAACTGCTCTCAAAAAGCTAGCGAATGCACCGATCTCTAAGGGTAAACTGGAGACTTACTTCCGTAACGTGCTCCATCTGCCCTACAGAGATCCTGATGCTATCGTCAAGGACGATATGATTGCTGTCATCCTTGCCGAACCGTCAACGTATGACGGTATCGCAAGAAGAGTTCGACCGTCTAATGGATCTTGGTAAACGCAAGCTTGGCTGGTTGATGAAAGCCTATGAGGAAGAGGCAGACACAATGCCCTCATCCGCCCAAGAAACGTACTACCATGCTTGGAATGCAGTAACTCGACACGTTACGCATGATGCACCTACGGTCGCTAGTCAGTCTCGCTTTGAGAAAGCCATAGCTGGGCTAGGTGCAAACCTTTCAACTCGTGCATATTCGCAAGCAATTGAGCTTGCAGTTGCATAAGTTGTTTACTAAGATCCCGAGAACATCGGGGTCTTACCTTTTAATCCCTATCGGAGACAATCGATGTCTATCTCATTAGCCAAAAACACAACACTGTTTTCTTCAAAGCAGGTACTAACGCATAAAGAAGCAACCGAGTATATCCACAAACATTTTGGGTATACACCAAAGACTGCTAACCAGACACTCTACAATTGGACAACTACCGGAGCAATCCCTTGTCAACTGGTCAGAGGAAAAAGGCATTATGCACTTAGCGATATCCTAAAGTTTTCTACTCCTAAAGATCGAAGGCGGATGATACTGGTTGCTAAGTGGAAACGAGCAAGAGGTCTTTACGCTGAGTTTGATCAGTACGCTAAATCCAAGTACGACACTGTAGGAGAAAAACAAAGAAAAGAAGCTATGTTTGCTGAAGCACTTAAACCTGTTCCAGCTATTCAAGAGGATCTGATGCTGCAACAGATGGAGACCTATACGGAACAGCCTGAGTTGCCGCTTGATCCTGTAGACCGTCTAAACAGTTTACCTATAGAAGAACGGAGAAAAGTTTTTGCTGAAGAATATATCAGTGCAAAGGACATCCTCAGAAATTATAGGACTGATGCAAAGCAGTTAGCAAGATTAGCCAGAGACAAGAAGCTAGACCGTATCACGGTAAGATGTACCAAGACCAATCAAGCTAGGTATGCTTACCCCAGAGAGCAGATAACTAAACTGTTTAAAGATCGAAACTCAGTGTTGCATTCATCAACAGGGTCAGAGGTCTTTATCTAACATCCAGACCTCGACATCATCGGGGTCTCACAGAACTGGACATCTGAGTGTCTATGGGGTTCGACCATTATCTGACAATTCAGCCAGATAACGGATGTCCAGCACACTCTAATCGGAGAACACAATGCGACTTACACACCGTCAAGCTTGGAGTCTGGGGCGTTTCGACAATGCTAAACGATGGTATCCAGATAAGAAGATCGCTGAGTATTTTGAGAATTATCGATCCCCATCCAATGCGTGGCCCTACTCTTATCTTCATGCTGCGACAACCAAGAAATTCTACAATTGGATGCGGGAGAATCATCCAACCTTACTAAACTCAATTAAATAAACCATCTAATCGGAGACAATCAATGATCTATTCTGTCAACGGTTCACCAGCCTTTGAACAGTACAAAGGTTGTGGCAAAGCTTGGGTAGCTACAAACAAGAATGCAGAGATCGTAGGCATTCGCTACATGCATGACTTTGAGCCTGACTTCACGAAACTCCCCAAATGGGTGCAAGCTATACGAGAATCTTACCCAACAATTCGACAGTGGGATGGTAACTATTCTCGACGATATTGCCCTGATGCTGCTCGTTTGGGGAAACTTAAAAAGATAGCAATCGCTAACGGACATCCTGCAACAGGGCTGAATGGTGGCTACATTAAAGCCTCAAAGATTGTCCAAGATGCTAAGACACAACTCTCAAAGACTGAGACTGATCAGTTCAGTCAATATCGTCTTAACTGCAGGAAAGAACTAGCTGAACTTGGTGAGGTCAGTAGCGGAATGCTTTCCTGCTACGAGTTTATTCCTAAATACTGGTAAGGGAGACAATCAATGGAATGGATACCAATGATCTTAATTTTTCTCGTAGGTGTTGCAGCAGGTATCGGGATCTGGTGGGTTACCGATCTGGTAACAAACACTGAAGATTGGCCCTTCGACGATTGGCCTTTTGACAAACCTAACAACGGAGACAACCGATGACTAAGTTAAATAAATCCTCTATCGATTTTCCAAATCCACAACCGTGTCCGTTCGCTAAGAAAGCGATCAACACGAGGTGCGATGCTTTCCTTACTGCAGATCTGGAGATCCCTTACGAACAGCAGGATCAAGTCACACTACCTGAACTGCAGATCTATCACTCTCGACGCACTGATGGTGTGATTGATTACTATACACAAGGACAGTATCACTATGTGGATCATATTGTCGCAAATCTAAAGCTAGTCTGTGACGATTATGATCGCAGAGGAATTGAGTACTACCTATTCTGTGATGCTAATTATTGCGATCCAGATTGCGAGTTCGACTATGTGCTCTGGTTGCCCAATGAACCTCATATGAATTCACTGGTCAAAGGATCTCCGAAAGTAGAGGAGGTCGCATGATACAGACAAAAGAAGTATATCTCGTTACAGTTGAATTTCAACCTATGACAGACGGGGTGTGGGACGGAAAATTCCCAAGTCATTGGATTGTTAAAAAGTTTTACACGTTGAGTAGTGCGATTATTTTCTATCGCAAATACGCTTATCATGAAAACACTGTTTCTTGTTTTGTAAGTGCTCCAATTCAATCATTAAATACAGTGGCTTTGACGAAATGGGAGTTTGAATCCGTTGACTCTATAGTAGATAGAGAACTGGCTTTCCAATCTGGATTACCTCACGAACAGTTCGATGAGGACGATCCTCAATATGATCCCGAGGAGGTCGCGTGATGGTCTTCGACTATGTCCTACGCTTTTGTGTGTTTGTTCTACTATCATCAATTAGTTTTTTGTTGATCACACCTTTGATCCTTGACGCTTTGTCATTCTGGTCAAAAGTGTTCAAGCTAACCTTTTAAACAGAGGATCTAACAATGACAGGTAGACCTATCGAACATGATCTGACAGACGAGCAATTTGGATATCTGATTGCCAAACGAGTTGCGTACACGAAACCTGTTAAAGGCGCATACTGGTTATGCCACTGCACCAACTGTAAAGGAGAGACAGTCAAGTCCAGAAGTAGCTTATTAAACTGTTCAATCAACTATTCGTGCGGTTGCCTTTACGGTTTCCGTACCCGAGTAGCCAAGTTATCAGGTTATGCACTACCAGTAGTTTCTCAAGCACTCAATAACAAAGGGTTGATTTCTGTTAAGATCAGAGACCATATCAAGCGAGTGGCTAAAGAACTCAAATCTAGAAAAGGATGGAAATAATGGAAACACTGCATTTCGTCGAAAAGAACTCTACTCTCTGGCATACCCTCTGGGCTAAGTTGTGGGAGCAAAACGGCAAACCCCTTGACGAGTATGGAGTACCTGATTTCTCGGAGTACAACCCTCAGTACAATGAAATGTGGCAATATATGGGTACAGTAGATAAAGGGTCTAATCAACAGGAGCACCAGTTCCGCCACAGAGCACACCCTTCAAACAATGAAAGAAAATATATTTCAATCATCATCTGAATTTACTTGACTGCTCACGAGATCCCGAGTATCTTGTGATCTTACCAGATCTGGTAAGGGGTTGTCCCTGTTAGTTGTCTTGTAGCTTGGACAACTAAACCAGATCTGGATGTCTGCTGAGTGGGCAATCCCGAATTATCAAGTTTGGTAGACCTAGTATTCGGGAGTGCCTTGTATGGACTCTCATCTTTAAATTGCAAGGCTGTTTCATCGTCAACTGCTGTTCAGTAGTCAGACGGTACAAGTCCCTTGCGAGATGAGAGTCACCCTCACCTCACCTAACTATCGGAGTGACATGTTATCCAAAACTTTTAATTACTGGACAGTACTTAGTGAGTCTCCTCCAGATATTGGAGATCCCAACAAAAAGTACTTGTACTGTCAGTGTGTCTGTTGCCGCAAACGACATGTACGAGAAGACGATTTAAAAAGTGGGAAGTCAAAGTCCTGCGGTTGTTCTCGTTCTGCAGGGTTGCTGAACGTTGTTGGTCAGAAGTTCAACTATTGGACAATTCTGTCTATCGGTAAAATTATCAACACTCATCGGTATGTTAAGAGTCAGTGCGACTGTGGCTATATTGCCAATTTAAGACTTTCAGCAATTAAACAAAATCAATCTAAATCCTGCGGTTGTACTCGTGCAAAGAAAACCAGACATCCTAGTGATAGGCAAACGCAAAGCGAGAGAGTTGCTAGCTAATGGGGAAGCAGAAAAGCTAAACCCTGTTCGTGATGAATTCACTGGCATCGTCTTTCAGACCATCTATTGGAAACGCAAAGACTTACACCTTCACTACCTACTGAGATTACCCGATGATTCATATCGTCAAGCACCTGAAAAACAAAACAGAACTGTTGGTGACCGAAGACTTTCAAGAAGCAGTCAACGCCAACGTCAACCAGCCTGATACTTGGGTTGATACTATCGATGCAGACATAGAAGACATAGAAAAATATCCTGACTACCCTGATGTATTAACCTTTTAAAGAGTCTAACAAATGAATCGCATGTTTATGATTAGCAGACCTCGCAATCTTCCAGATGTACCTCGTGAGATCGTAGAAGCAGCCACTGCTAACTATCTAAAAAAGGGAGGAGTGATCAAGAAGCTACCCCCTTCTCCTGCATTTGAAGTCAACTGGAAGACCATTCAGGCTGGAGCATTTTCAAGCCTAGACGCATTCGACAATGTACCTCTGTCAGAACTGGGAGATGATTCTTATGGAGTTTAGATTCATGATGACAGTCCGCAAACAGATCGAATGCCATAAGCATGTAAAGATTAAGATTGCTCATCGGGATGTTATCAGTCGTTTGAACCTAAACGAAACCGATGCAAAGAATTGGAAAGATTTTGTTCCTGACTATCTTGAACAGTTTAAAGAACCTTTCGATCCTGAAGCAGAGTTAGCTAAGTATCGGAATGAAATTGAGAATATGTCCTTGATTGAGATGGTAGAAGCTCATCCAAGCAAAACATCGCTGATGCATTTTGAACACAACACCCCTTCATCCGATTGGGATATCAGGGAACTGGATGCTGGTCGCTTGTCGCATAGCTAATCTTGAGAGTATCGGGAGTCTGTGGTATACTACAAGGTTCCCTTTCACCCTGTTTTCTTAGACCCTCTGAGCTAAAATGCTATGCAATTCCCCAATGAATTATCTGAAAACATCTTTGTCCGTACCTACGCCAGATTCCTCCCAGATGAAATGCGAAGAGAAACCTACCCTGAAATGGTGGATAGGGTAGTTAGCTTTTACAAAGAAAGCTTCCCTGCTCTGTCTGAGCACGATGAAGGGATGATCCGTAAGTACATGTTGAATTTTGATGTCATGCCATCAATGCGACTAGCTTGGACTGCAGGGCCACCTGCTCGACAGTGTTCCATTGGAACCTATAACTGTTCAGCGATTGCAATTGAAAACATTCACTCCTTTGCAGAAGTGCTGTATCTCCTCCTTCATGGCACAGGTGTCGGATTTAATGCCCAGAAGAACGTAGTCTCCAAGCTACCTGTCATTGGTAAACCCCAGAATGTTCCTTCAAAAACAGTAGTCTTTGAAGACTCTAAAGAAGGTTGGGCTAGAGGTTTGTTAGAGTATCTAACGTATCTCTGGGATGGGTATGATGTTGAATACGATGTCAGTAAAATCAGACCGGAAGGCGCACCTCTGAAAACATTTGGAGGTAGAGCCAGTGGCCCACAACCTTTGATTGACACTCTAGTTTTCTGTAAGAAAATCATTCAAGGTGCAGCAGGAACACAATTAAGACCTATCGAAGTTCACGATATCATTTGTAAAATCGCTCAAAGTGTTGTGGTTGGTGGAGTTAGACGATCTGCTTTAATTTCCCTGTCAGATCTTGACGATAAAGAAATGGCTGTTGCCAAGGCTGGAGAGTTCTGGAACCACAATCCGCAACGTTCTTTAGCGAACAATTCAGTAGCTTACAACGGTAGACCGTCTGAGTCTCAGTTTTGGCAGGAGTGGGTCAATCTGGTAGCATCAGGCTCTGGAGAACGAGGCATCTTCAATCGGGAAGCAGCACTCAAAACTAGTCCTGCTCGTAGACAATTTTCCGAGTACGACAAAGAGACTCTCTCTACGAATCCTTGTGCAGAGATCCTCCTCAAAGCATCAGGAGAGTTCTGTAACCTAACCAGTGTAGTAGTTAGACCCTCTGATGAGAAATGGGATCTAGCTTCCAAAGTCAGGGTCGCTACGATTATGGGTACGATCCAATCCAGCTTGGATAACTTTGGCTTTTTGGAAAAGCTCAATCCTGCGTGGCGAGAGAACTGTGATGAGGAGAGGTTGCTTGGATGTTCACTTTCAGGAGTAATGGATCACCCCACTCTCAGCAAAGATAAGCAGTTACTTAGAGACTTAAAAGAAGTAGCTATTCAAACCAACTGGGAGTACGCCAAGAAAATGGGAATTCGTCAAGCTGCAGCAATCACTACCGTAAAACCGGAAGGGACTGCTTCTACCTTGAATAATTCCTCATCAGGTTTTCACGCCAGATATGCCCCCTACTACATCCGCCACGTTCGCATCAACGCAACAGACCCTCTATACAAGATGATGCGAGATCAGGGTGTGCCGTTTCATCCTGAAGTAGGTCAGGAAAATCTAGAACCTGACCAAGTAAAAACTTGGGTGGCTGCTTTCCCTGTCAAATCACCAGATGGTGCAGTGACGATTGATCAGCTATCAGCTATCGACCAGTTAGAGATCTGGAAGACTCTTAAAGAGAGTTGGGCCGAGCATTCTGTTTCTGCGACCATCAACGTAGGACAGACAGAATGGGCTGAAGTAGGTCAGTGGGTCTGGGACAACTTTGACTTAATTACAGGTTTGTCCTTCCTCCCTCGGACAGATCATGTCTATAAACTGGCTCCGTTTGTTCCAGTGTCTAAAGAAGACTACGAAGAAGCGAAGGCTAAGTTTCCTACCCTTGATTACTCCCTCCTGTCTCGCTACGAATATGAAGATCACAACAACGGCACTCAGCAGGAGTGGGCTTGTGCTGGCAACAACTGTGAGTTGATCTAAAATCCTTGACATACCCGACATCTTACAAGATACTATCATTATCAACAGTCGATGTCGGCAAATCAAGAAAAGGCGAGTCCCTCTTGATCAGATCGTGAGTGAAGTGCAAGCATTGCTTGCACAATCTCTGCTGGAAAGCTGGCCCTCCGAGACTCGGGAGATGTTTGTTTATTTCTGCTCCCGAGTTCCCTCCCCTATCTTTGCAGTGTCTCCAATGCTTTGCTGCTTGCTCCCTTTTTGTTAAGGTAGCCCATCGTAGTTTCGATGTTGCAGTGACGAGCAATCTGTTGTACGTCTGAAACAGGCACTCCAGCTTCCAGCATATGCGTAATTGCACTGGCCCGAAAACCATGCAAAGTTTTAGCAGCATCTTGCAACCCGACTTCTTTTAACACTTTATAGATAGTCTTGTTCAGCGAGTTCGGAGTAGCAGTCGCTGGAGTCCCATCTCCTTTGTCGAGAAAGTATTTCTCATCCGCCTTTCTGTTATTTAGATCCTCTAAGAGAAACTCTCGGATCTTACCAACAATTGGTAGTTTTGCTTCTTTGTCTTTTTTTGGTTTCCAATCCAGTTCAGGAACAGCAGCAATCGTGATACTCATCTCCGACAAATCAATATGTCGTAAAGGCAGTGACCACACTTCCCCTGCTCGGAGTCCGAAATAGCGTAACATCATCAAGGCTCTGTAGTTATTCATTGGACGATTCGGTGACCATCGTTGAACCCAAGCATCTCCTGAAGTGTCCTTTTGACTCTCTAAGTATTGCTCAAGTCTGTCGAGATCTGCTTCACTATAGGTTCTGACATTTTTGATGGCAGCATTTGGCTTTTCCAACTGTGGTGCTTTTGCAAGTAAACCTTCAGCAACCGCATAGTTGAGCATCATCTGGACAGGTTTAATATATGACCGAATTGTGTTTGCAGAACGTCCTGATTCTTTTAACTCTTTAATCATCAGACGAGTACTGACGTTTGTGATTTCTCCGATTTGTTTGTCTGAATTTTGTTTTTCAAAAAAAGCTAACCCCATTTCGTAGATCTTGATCGTCTTTGGATTCACCGACAAGTTAGCTAACCAATGTTCTTTGTACTCTTTAACGGTTGGGGTCTTTTGTCTACTCGGTTGTCTTGGGGTTTTTAGACCGTCAAACTGTCGCAGCATTGCTTCGACAATTTTCTTATGTAGATAGTCTTCAGGATCTTTAGCGTTCTCCACTTCTTTGACGTTACAAAGAACCGTCATTCTCTCTTTGTTTTGAGTGGAGAACCGCAAGTAGTATTGTGGCTCAGATCCTTTATGCCACTTTTTGATTACGGTTCTCTTCATAAATCCTTTAGCGTTTAGCGATTGGTGCGAGTGCCGCTTTCAGCAAATCTGATTCACCCTCTTCATTATCCATTCGTTTAATAATATCTCTCAACATTAGATTATTTCTCGCTACGATTTCCCGAATCATACGGACATCTTCAGAGATCATTTCCGTATTTACGGATTGGGCAGATCGCTTAACGATAGTTGTATGTCGAGCATCATCGGTTGCTTGACGTATTTTAACGGCAAGATCGTCAGGTAGTCCCAGTAGCTCAACAGCATCAAAGTAGGTATCGTCAGGGTACTGATACCCACACTCTAACCTACTGATTTTCTTGATGTCCATCCCTGTTCTTTCCATAAACTGGAGTTGAGTCATCCTCAAATCTTTCTTTCTCACTGATTTGATTAGGTTTCCCAGTTCTATGTTATCCATGCGTCCTTTGTTTTTAGAATTAATATGAAAAAAATGCTTGACTCTCGTGAGTGCTCACTTTAATCTCATACTTCATCGGGATCAACAACGATCCTGACTTGAGATAAGTGTCATATTTGTCTCAATATAAGTCAAGGAAAACTTTGACATTATTTAAAAAACTTTATTTTCGGAGTGTCATGAAATTCAAAGGGAAACTGATAGGGGGTAGGCACAAACCCTATCCCTATCAGCGTAAGATCATCCGTCAGATGGCGAGAATGCCAGTGGCAATTCTCGGTGCAGAGATGGGAACTGGAAAGACTCTTATGTCTTTGATGTCAATGGAAGCCAGTGGTATCCAGAGACTTCTCGTGCTCTGTCCAGCAATTGCAGTTAGAAACTGGTACAGGGAAGCCAAGCTTTGTGGATTTACAGGTGAAATCAGAGTGATGTCTTATGACATGGCAAGAGTTCCTAAACGGTCTAAAGAACTAAAAGCTTGGGGGTTTGATGGGATCATTCTTGATGAGGCACACTATTTAAAGAATTCTCAGGCTAAACGTACTCGTGCTGTTTACGGTGTAGCCTGTGATGGCAAAAGAGGTTTAGTCGAAGGGTGTGACAGGATATATGCACTGAGTGGCACGATAGCACCGAATAACGTGACCGAGTTGTATCCTCACTTACGGTTTATGACTCCGACAAGGATCAAGTCTACCTTTTGGGGTTTTCGTACTCGCTACTGCTCTCTTAGAGAAACTCGCTACGGTGTCGAAATAACAGGCGCAAGGAATGTAGCCGAGTTGAAAGAGATCATGCGAGACATCTACATCCCACTACGACAGAAGGATGTCCTACCTGATCTACCTCCGCTAGTGATTAATGATCGTGAGGTTGATCCAATCGACGCAAAAGAAGCGTTGCTGGAAATCAAGGAGTTGGAGAAACTGCCAGAGATCCAAGCAATGGTTGAGCATTTGGAAAATGCCGCAAGACCATCACCGTTGAATATGGGCGAGCATGTTGCTACACTCAGACGGTTGATTGGATCAGCCAAAGTCGGTGCAGCTTGCGAATATATACTCGACATAGTCGAGAACTCACCAGAAAAGCTGATTGTTTTTTGCTACCATAAGCATGTCATGCAAGCTTTACTGGAGATTCTGCAGAAGAAGAAAGTCGATACTGTACTGGTGGATGGTAGTTGTAGCCAGAAACAACGTGCAGTAGCGATTGAAAGATTCCGTACCAAACCAGAGTGTAAGGTTTTTATCGGACAACTCAATGCTTGCGGTACGGCAATCACATTGACAGAAGCAAACCAAGTATTGTTTATTGAGCAGGATTGGACTCCAGCTAATAATCTGCAAGCAGCCAAAAGAGCGCACAGAATTGGGCAGGATCGTCCGGTCTATGTAAACAACCTAATGTTGCACAATTCAATCGATGAGAGAATCAGTGCAGCTTTGACTGCTAAAACCCTACACCTGATGGAGATCGGATTATGTGCAGCATAACAAGTTTAACTATCGACACCTCAAATTTCTCAACTCAGCAGGTTGATCACTTGATGGCTTGTATTGCGGAGATTGAGACTGAAGTTCGTTATAAAAGTCTCAAGAATACCGACACCTCACCAAAGCTCACAACGGATCAAGCTCACGATGACATGGTCAGAGCAGTGCTTGATGCACCGTTACCCTTCTGGGAAGACGAGGATGGTATTGAGAAAATAGAACACAGTGAGCTATTCGCTAAACACGAAGCTTTGGTTGATAAGTTTAAAGAAGATTGGTTCAAGCAGTTTCGCATAACTGCCCAAGTCATTCGGGAGAAACAAGGTTGTGATCGATTCCAAGAACTCGTTCAAGATCTGAAATCTCTTGCTAACGGTGTCTCGTATGACGAGATACACAACTATCCAGAACAACAAGAGAAAATGATCTTCAGAATCCTGAGTGAACTATGAGAGCACATTCTAGATTTTCCGCATCAGCCTCTCATCGATGGCTGGAGTGTCCGGGTACAATTAAACTCTGTGAGCAGATTCCCAGAAAGACTAGCTTCTTCTCACAGGAAGGAACAGTAGCGCACACTCTCGCAGAACAGTGTTTCACTGGTGACATTCTCTTCCCTGAAGAAATGCTTGACCAAGAAATTGACGGTATAAAGATCACTCAGGAGATGGTCGATGCAGTCAACCTCTTTATCAATACAGTAGATTTATTTGGTGAGGGAAAAACAGAGTACGAAGTCCGACTCTCACTGGATTTGAAAGTTGGTAGAGATGCAGGAGACCTGTTCGGAACAGCCGATGTCCTGCATGTCCTCAAGCAAGCAGGTAAGTTGCTGATCACTGTCTGTGACTACAAACATGGCAAGAACGTAGCTGTCGAAGTAGAGCATAACCCTCAGTTGATTTACTACGGATTAGGTGCAATTTTCCGAGAGATGAAGGCTCAAAAAAAGAAGGATCTCAACAAGTTTATTCAGGATAACAATGTTCATGTCCGCCTGATGATCGTGCAACCCAGAGCAGAACACGAAAGTGGGCCAGTGAGAGAGTGGGTTGCTCTACCTGAAGATATGATGGCCTATGCCAAGGTATTTGCTGAAGCAATCAATTTTGCACTGAAAAACCCAGATAAATACAATGTGGGAGATCAGTGTCGCTTTTGTGATGGCAAAGGGATTTGTCCTGAATACAACAAGGATGAACAAGACGAGATTGCTGAAATCAATCCTGAGATTTTATCTAAGTCTCCCAATGAATTGACACCTGAAGAATTGGCTGATGCGTTGGATCAGTGCCAACTCTTAGAGGGTGCAATCAAACGGTTCCGTTCCTACGCACTTGCTGTGATGGGAGAAGGAACCGTCCTCCCGAGTTGGACTCTGGAACCAACTCGCCCGACTCGACGATGGACTGATGAGTCGGCTGTTCGTGAGAAACTTCTGAAGATGGGGGTCACCCCAGATCTTTTCAGTAGTGAACAACTCCGGTCTCCAGCACAGATTCGTTCTGTCTTGGAGACTGAGCAGTATGATGCGTTGTCTGAATTTATAGAGTCTAAATCTTCTGGACTCAAACTATCTAAGTCCGACTCGGACGGTTTACACTTATTATAGATAAGGTCGATATGGCTAAAGCAAATGATACATTCAAACCAGTACTGGTCGCTACTCCAAAAACAGAGATGATCTTTGTGAAACTCCTGCAGGAAGCTACCTACGAAGGTGACAAGCAGGGCCACTACGAAGCAACAATGCTGATGAATCCTAAAGATAATTGGGATGATGTCCGCAATGCAGTAGCCGAAGCTGGTGCAGGATTTAAGGGGAAGTGGCATAACCCGATTCGAAGTGATGCCAAGGATTGGCTTCCTGACGGATGGGAGTATATCAAGATTAAGAAGACCATTCAGAAACGTGATGATCGTGGCGAACCGTTGACCAATGTCAATATCGTTGATGGGCAGAAGCGTAAGCTCACCGACGATGCTGCTGCGGATCAAGTCTTCAATGGTATGCATGGTCGTGCTGCTCTTTACATTATGCCCTATTCTAAGGGAGGTAATGGCGTGACTGCGAGAATCGATACGATTCAAGCATTGGGTGGCGAACGTCGAGCATCTGGTTTGGGACTTCTAGATGTCGAGGATACTGACATCTCAGAAGACTCAGATCATCTAACGGATGATGCACTTGATGAAATCTTCAAGGGCAAAGCCGCATAACTAGTAACGATCTCGGGCGAAAGCCCGAGTTCTCGGAGGACTATGATTCATTTGGATTTTGAGACCAAGTCTTTAGAAGATCTAAAGAAAACAGGAAGCTATCGCTATTCGGAAGGGGATACCGATGTTTGGTGCATGGCGTACAAAGATGACGAGTCAGAAGAAGAAGGGGTTTGGCAACCCGGAGATCCGATTCCAGAGTTCTTCTCTGATCCGTTCCAAACATACTGTGCATGGAACGCTCGTTTCGAACGTGACATATACGATAACATCCTCATTCCTACATATGGGTTTCCTGAACTTGTCGTGGAGCAGTGGCGAGATCCGTCTGCCGTTTCTAGGTATCAAGGACTCCCGGGTTCCCTTGCTAATGCCGGGAAACATCTTGGTTTATCGACAGATGAACAGAAGGATGCTGAAGGCCGCAAGATCATGCTTCAAATGTCTAAACCTCGTAAGAATGAAGACGGTCAAGTTATCTGGTGGGACGCACAAGAAAAGCTAGACCGTTTAATTGCGTATTGTGAACGTGATGTACAATCTCAGATCGCTATACATCGTCTGCTAGGCGGACTTCCTTTCAATGAACTGGAAGTATTCTGGTTAGATCAAAAAATCAATGACAGGGGTGTACGGATTGATATAGAGGCTGTTTACGGTCTGATCGAAATTCTTGCGATCCTTGATGAGAAGAGCGACATCGAATGTCGTAGTCTGACAGGGGGAGCAGTTGATTCTGTCAGCAAACTGCAACAGGTTAAGAACTGGATGCTGCAACGTACAGGAGTTGCGGTTGACGATTTCTCACAGGGTAACCTCACTCTGTTAATTGAAGAGTTTAAGGATGACCAGACACTGCAAGCCTTGCTAAAACTCAGAAAGGATTCAGCAAAAACATCGACTGCTAAGATTCGGGCAATGGCTGAGTCTGTTGCCAAGGACGGAAGAATCCACGGTATGATGATGTACTACGGTGCTCATACAGGTCGTTGGACTTCTCGACTCGTGCAACTCCAAAATCTACCGCAAGGGATTGGGCTATCCGAAGCAGAGTCTGATGACTATTTATCGAAAGTAAAGAGTCTATCTAGCAAAGCTTGGATTGACGAGGTCTCACAGAAAGCACCTCCGATGGAAGTCATCTCCTCATTGATTAGACCCTTAATCATTCCAGCAGAAGGTCACACTTTTTATGTCTACGACTACAAAGCGATTGAGCCGAGGGTACTAAGCTGGATTGCCAAGGAAGACAAACTCTTATCTGCCTACGCAGAAGGTCGAGATGTCTATTGTGAAATAGCATCGGTTCTTTACAACATTCCAATTCAGGAGGTCACCAAACAGCAAAGACAGTTCGGTAAAATTATCATTATTGCTTGTGGGTATCAGATGGGTGTCAAACGATTCGCTCAGACTTGTGCGAGTTGGGGTATCCCTGTTTCCGACAAGGATGCTGATCAAGCAGTTAACACCTATCGTGAGCATTACGAGAACATTCCAAGGTTTTGGTATGCTCTGCAAAACTGTGCCAACGATAGTTACAACAATCCGGGTAGTTTCAAGATCGCCTGTGGTCTGCGTAAGATGCTCAAGTTCTTTAGACGGTCTGCGGAAGGTGCGATCCAGATTAGGCTACCATCTAATAGGGTGCTACACTATCAGCAACCTACCAACAATCCTTCTCTCAGTTACTACACTGACCGCTTTGGCAAGTGGCAACTCAAGTCCCTGTATGGTGGCTTGCTGGCTGAGAATATTGTCCAAGCTATTTCCCGAGACCTAATGGCTGATGCAATGCTTCGACTAGAAGCAGCAGGGTATCCTGTAGTTTTCAGCGTACACGATGAGATCGTATGCGAGGTTCCAGATGGTTTCGGTTCAACAACGGAGTTTGAAAATATCATGACCCAGACACCAGAGTGGGCCACTGGCTTACCTGTCGAGGTGGAGGGTTACACATCTAAAAGGTATCGCAAATGACTATGTTATCGTGGTTTGAAGCAGGGTTTGAAGACATCATCCCTAATGTTCCTCCTACTGCTCGGCTAGCTGACGGAGTGACTCTACCAAAAGGGAAATGTCCCGGCAGACCAAACCCAAACGGAGATTGGGTAGGATTTAGTAATTGGCAGAACCATAAGACTACCATTGCAGAATGTACACACTGGGACAGTTATGAGTGTTCTGTAGGTTTACGGTCTAAGTACTATCCTGCCATTGACATCGACATTCGTGATGAAGAGAAAGCGTTAGAGTTTGAGGAATTAGCTTTTAATATTTTTGGAAAAACGATGGTTCGTATTGGGAATGAACCAAAGCGACTGTTGATGTACAGGACAGATGAACCGTTTTCTAAAATGCAACTCTCTTTTGATATTGAGGATGATACTCATAAAATAGAGGTTCTAGGAGATGGTCAGCAGTATGTCATTGAAGGCATTCATCCGGTGACGATGAAACCTTATTGGTTTGTAGAGGAGACCCTCCAGTACATAGACCTTCCGAAGATTACTGCCGAGCAAGTCAGAGTTTTCCTTGAACGAGTACAGGAACGCCTAAAGCTATACGGTTTGTATATCCGTGATGTATCTACAGGGACGGTTGGATTTTCAGGACGAACAACCATTAATCAGGATTCTTTGGTTGCCACCAATCTTGTACATGTCGCAGAAGCTTTAGACTATCTACCTAATCACGAACCAAATGCTTATCGTTTTGATGATATGGTTAAGATCTGTGCTGCAGTCAAAGCTGCATGTTTGAGAGATCCCGATCAAGGATTTAACCTGTTTTCAAAATGGGCTGAACGCTACCCCGGCAGAGAAGGACAAGGGAGTAATCGTTCTATTTATAAAGGGGTCTGGGATCGAATGGAACCTCCTTATGCTGTGGGTGCTCAGTACCTCTATGAGCTTGCATCTGAGTTCGGATTCAACGTAGCAGATACTTATGCTGATGATCTGCTACCTGTAGTCCCTAATACAGCAGAGTTAGACGGTTCACGTTGGACACCGTACAGTCATGCGTGGATGGCAGAGGAGTTTATTAAAGACTACAAGAATGTGATCCGAGCAATCGGGGAGTTTGATCGTTTTATTATTCGCAATGGCCCGATCTGGAAATTGGATGATGTCGGTAATCCTTTTGTCGGTGATTTGCTCAGACGATATACAGAGTCCAAGTTCTCCGACATTCGCAACATTGTCGGTGAGGAAGAGGCTGCTCAACTGGAGAAGACTGTTGGTACTTACGGATGGCAACACTCGGTAATGCGGTTTTTATTATATAAACATTTGGAGTTGCGAGTAACAGCCAACGATTTGGATAGCAATCCTGATATCCTCAATACGGACAAAGGAGTTTATTGTCTAAAAACTGGAGATCTAATTCCTAGTACTGCTGGGCTACCACAAGATATTTGTTTGAAAGTAGCTGGTGTTGTGCCTGACTTTGAAATGGAGACTCCGACTTGGGACAAGTTCCTTTATGACATCACTCTCGGTGATAAGCAGATTCTTGAATATTTAAATATTTACTTTGGATATGCAACTACAGGTCATACCTTAGAGCATGTATTTTTTGTAATCACTGGAAAAGGTGGTAATGGGAAATCAACAATGCTCAAAGTATTGGCAGATGTTTTAGGCGATTATGCGGTGACGGTTCCCGGCAATGTTTTCCTACAGACCCCCGGTAGAGAACATCCTACCGAGTTGATGACTTTTCAAGGCAGACGATTGGTGGTAGCTAGTGAGTTTTCTCAACGAGCAGTTTGGGATTTAGGTCGAATCAAAACTCTGACAGGTGGAGATAAAATCTCAGCAAGGCGGATGCATAAGGACTTTGTCGAGTTTGATCCCACTCATACCATTGTCATTGCGGCTAACCACAAGCCGAAGGTCGAGTATGTCGATGATGCGATTCGTAGAAGAACTCGTCTGATTCCTTTTGATCTGGAGTTAAAAGAATCGGAGAAAGATCCCGATCTACCAAACAAACTCCGTAAAGAATATCCCGGTATTCTTGCATGGTTAATTAGAGGATCTATTAAATGGTATGCCAAAAGATTACCTGTAACTCCAGCTAAAGTGAAGGTAGCTACAAATACTTATTTTGGAGATTCAGATATCGTCAAGATGTGGTTGGAAGACTGTTGTGTTTTAGACTCTGAGTCTTATGTTCGGGCAGACCCTCTTTATCAGAGTTGGAGATATTATCTGAAGCAGCAAGGGGAATTGGCTGGAAGCAAACAGGGTTTTCATGATTTACTTGCTCGATTCGGCATCACTCCGAGTAAGAAGTATATCGACAAGCGTCAGGTAAGGATTTACGAAGGGGTTCGTTTACAGGAGGAACAGATGCAGGAAGAAGCTGATTCCGTATTTACATAGTATGTAAATTTTAAAATATTTCTTGACATCTCACAAGCACTCAAGCACTATTACGATTTGGCGACGCATTAAGATACATTTAGTATACCTATCCCGAGTAATGGAAAGGAAGTAGATGGATGAACGAGTACTAAAATATATCCAAACGCTAGAAGATCGTTTAAGTGAGTTGGAACAAACTGTGGAGTCTTTGAACGAAGAAATTCATGTGCTTCGTAATGAGTGCTTTGCAGATACCCCTATCTTAGGCGCAAGCATCGATATTGACGCTTTAAGTAAACACAAAGTGCAGCAGCCAAGTAAACTGCACTCTAAGATCTAGTGTTTACCTGTTTCGTCTGGGAGATCGCATTTGACTTCGGATCAAAGGGTCGGGGGTTCGAATCCTCCCGGGCGCGCATAGAAACTGGGTTCTAGATAGAGCAGTTGACCTTTTTGCAGCACAAAAGGCAGCACAAAACAAAGCACAATTTATTTTGAGGGTTTATTTAAATTCTCGGGTTATCTTGTGCTTTGTCAAGTGCTATTGAGCTACTGCTTCAACTGAAATTATGCGTACAGGTTTTTCAAAATCTGGCAAATTTTTCAGTGCTCTGTTGACTTTCTTTAGACCCTCCATCAATCGCTTACGCTTCTCTAAAAATTCCAGCTTTTTCTGACGCTTCCCTTCTGCAGTGGTCTGCTGCTTGATAGCTGTCCGTTCTCGGTATCGATCACTCCTGAGTTCTTCAATAATCCTGCTACGTCTAAACTTTAAGCTGTCTTCAATGTTTGCTGGTCTGTTTGCAGGGTTAAAGAGTAGTGGCGAGTTCAGTGGTAATGTCAGTACATCAAGCATACTCTGTGGGAACTCCGCTTGCGACAATCCTGTCAGGTCGGCTTTACCCAAGATTTGAGTTGGAGTTAGTTTTGGCTTTCCTTCTCTGTCGAGAGTAGCAGAGTCTAAACCAAGTCCGCTTAGAAGATTCGGATCACCAGATACAGTCTCTAACATTTGCTTACCCCAACCACTCGGTGCAATGAGTTGAGGTAGTACCCCATCTGCAAAATGTAAGAGTGCTTTCTTGGCTTTCTGACCACCAGTGTCGAACTCGCTATACAGTGGTTTGCCCGTATAAAGATTTTTATTGGCAGACTGCTCAATGATCTGTTGCAAGATCGGATGATTCGTAAATCCTAGATCAACAAATGCTTCGAAAATGGGATATCGATCATCGAACATCGTATTGAAGAATTGATAGATGAATGCATGTGGTGCAGCATAACTATAGTCTTTAATCTGTATTCGATCATTCTCATCTTTTTCGGGCATTGGCACAGCAAAGAGTCCTTTCTTGCGATACCAATCGGGTAGCCCTTCATAGAATGCATCACGTTCGTCATCGTCCAGATCTGCCATCTTCATTGACATTGCTGCGTAGAGAATGCCGTAATAAGCAGCAGCCCGGAGTGATGCTTTTGGATCTCCCATCATTCTAGTTAGACGATCTACTGTTTTGTATGTCCAAGTTAGGAAGGGAGCACCAAGCAGAGACTTTCTGAGCTTACGAACTTTTGGTGAGACATCACTATAGTCGTAGAGCCACTTGTTTGCCTCACGCATTGCTTCTTGAGGAGTGAGCTTGTCTTCATTGATAAATGGAATCCCTGCTACGTTAGCACCTTTATCTTCTAGATACATTGCCAATGCAAGCTTGTCAATAACTTCAAGTGACTGATATATATTACCAAATCCGTTGAAAATCTTACCAAATATATTGGCTACTTGGGCATAACCGTCTGCTGATTTAAGGTTTGGAAACCAACTATCATCGTACATAATTCGACGATCTTTTGGTGTCAACTGCGTTTTAAAGTTAGACTGCAATCGACCTAGTTCATCGGCAGCAAAAGTAGACAGTGTAAGTCCCTGATCTTTATAATCTTGATAGCGACTTCCGTTGGTTGCCATCTCTTTGATTGCTTTGGCCCGATACTGCAAATTCTGATGAATCGGCAAACCTCCAAAAGCCATCATCGCTGAGTTAGAGACGACGTTGTTGACCCATGCAACAGGGTAAGCTGCAGTTGCTCCCCATTTAAATAGAGTGTTTATTGTGGCAACCCCTCGTTCAAGCGATTTAAAAGAGGAGTCTTCATTTGTAAAGAACGGATCTCCTGCCACAACATCAGCAATCTCTTTTAAGACATGTGCCCCTCGTAAGTCTCCATAACGATTTGTATTTGGCAACTGACGATACTTGTCTACAGCATAGTTCGGTATGTCTGCTCTCGCTTTGTTGGCTAAGTTGCTGTACTCACTAATGATTTCTTGAACCAGTGTGCGTTGAGCAGAACCTAATGGCTTAGACGGTAAAATCTGATCCTGTAGTCTTTTTGCTTCAGCCTCTAAAAACTCAGGAGATACATTACGATCAACAGCCTGTCGAGTTGCAGCAGGTAGCCCTTCCTGAATCAGTTGTGGCCCTAGATTGTTACGCTGAATAATGTCGTTGGTCAGCTTGGCAATGTTGAGTTTGACCTGAGATGAGGGCAGTACCCATTGCTTGTTCTGAGCGACTTCTTTCAAGAAATCCATTCGGGCTACATCTTGTCCAGCTTGCATAATGGTTTGACCCACTAAATAACCTGGAGACTTGATTTGGCCTAGATACATTGTTCGAATCAGCGGATCGATATCTCTCATCATCTTGAGATATCCTTGTGGTGACACTTTTAGAGATCCTCCTGCACCACTGAACAGGTTGTTGTCATCCAGATACTTCAGGTAGAGTCTCGGTAAGTATTGTCCGCTTCTCGCTTTAAAAGTTTGAGGGTCTAACAAACCTTGACGTACTAGATCTCGTCCGATTCCTTCGATGATTTCTTTTGCTTCAACTGCAGCTTCTCGGAGTGTTGGGTTTTCTCGGTTAAATCGTTTACGAATCTGTTTTCCGATAAACCCTCTAACTTGTCGATCAGGAATGGTATTCGGATCAGCATCCCGATCTGTCATGTAATCATAGATCAGCTTTTGCTCTGCTTCATTGGCTTCCATCATTACAGAGGCTAACTTTTGTCCTGCTTCGACATATTCATTCTGGACACCTTTTGCTCGTTGCAGAATTTTCTCAAAGAACTCCCGATCTGGAACCAATGCTCTCGGATCAAAGGCTTTATTGAGTCCATCCAGTGCTCTGCGTAGTCCTCGTTCTTGTTGTGTACCTGTTGTATTCGGAGGAGGTGTCTGCTGACGGTTAGAAGAGAATGATGCTTCAGGGTTCACCTGTCGGGCAACAATCCCTCTTCCTACGGGTGCAGGGTTGTCGTAGCGTACTGGGTTTTCCATCGGATATAGATACTTCTGACCGTTATCTTGAATGTCAAAAGTAGATCCTTCAGGAACCAGATGCAGATCCTGCAAGGCTCTGAACTGCTGTTGATTGACTACTTGAGGTTCGCCTACAGTGACCTCACCAATGGCTTGAGCCTGACCTTCTCCAGTACGGACAATTGCCATTCTCTGACCTACATAAGGTCTCAAAGAATCTGTATTTCTAGACTCTAAAAATTTCTCTCCATCGACAATTAGGTCAGCATAAGATCGTTGCGCTTGTCGGTCTGTACGAACATTGATGCCCATTTTAGGACTATCAGCCCGATTAGAAGAGAAACTTCCCATCGGAGATAAAGTTACAACATCGTCATCCTGATCAGCTTGCTGACTAGTTTCCTGACTAGTCTGGTCTGGTTGACTTGCTGGAGTCTGGCTGGTCTGTTGAGGTTGCTCACCCTGAATGTTCTTCAGTGCTTGCAGACGAACCTTTAATTTATTTAGATTGTCTAACTGGTTATCTGATGCTCCATCTTTTTGGTTGGCTTCCTGAATCTTTGCATCCAGAGCAGCAAGTTTCTTTCTAGTATTTTCAATAGCAGTGTCTAGTATTTGAGTGTCTTTGGCAGAATTCGTGTTGAACTTCTTTGCCAGATTGAACTCTGTTCGGGACACTGCTGCCTCATCTGGTGCAGAATACCCAAGCATATCGTCTTGTTGGGTTTGTTCAGGGACAACAACTTGACCACTCATTTCTAGTTCTCGAAGTGCTAGAAATTCAGCTAATTTTGCTCTGACTTTATTAGCTTTAGTATTTGTGGGAAGTTGCAGTTGTTCTGAAGAAAGTCCCTCAACTAGAGGCTTGACATCTTCTAAGATTTTTTCTCTTGTTGCTAGAAACTCGTCTACATCTTTAATCCCTTTTACTTTCTCTTTAGCTTGGTTAAGTTGTTTTTCGGTTGGATTCGGTACTGGTTTACCATAAAACCTATGTTCTCCTGAATAGTTTTCGTAAAAAATGTTCTGAGATAAGGTTTCCTCATCAGGTTCCGGTGCATCTGTGGTTTCTGTAGAGGCTCTACCTGTCGGTCTGATGACGATCTCTGGTTTTCTACCTGCTGCTAAAGTGTTATAGACTTGCTGGTACTTACGCTTGATTCCAACATCTGAGGTCTCACCCCGTAGGACAGCAGTCACCGTGTCGAGTATGCCTAACTGCTCCACACCCTGCTCTGTAAAGTTAATTGCTAGCCATTCGCTTGCTCTGCGTACAGGAGTGTCATCAGGGAGTCCGTTCGGGTATTCATTCTTGATGAAGTTGTCAATTTCCGTTTGTCGATTCTTATAGACTTTATTTGCAAAATCATTGTAGCGAGATCCAAGCATCTGCATCAGACCAGCATGTCCAATTGATTCGTGATGGTAGATCTTCACTCCCTTTTCAATTGCAGAACGTAAGTCTTTGCCTTTGAGGTTCTCACCAATTAAATAGACAACGTAACCATCACCTTTACGAAAAGTTGCGCCTTCAATACCTGTAACGTCAGCAGGGATGTTTTCCCGTTGCTTGAGTTCTTCTGTCGTGTCCAGCACGACAACTTCAGATGCTTCAGGAAAATACTGACTCATTACATCTTTTAGAACTTCTAATTCTCGTTGCTTGAGAATTTCCTGACCTCGTTTGGTGTCTGGATTAACTTTCACACCATTGAGAACTTCCGACTTCTTAGTAGTCTCGGGACTTAAATCAAATGTTAAATCAGCAGGTTGATCCATTTCTGCTTCAATGTCTCTTGCATCCTGTAACTCTTGCAGTCCTGCTGCTGGATCTTGAGTGATATCTTCTTGAAAGGTTTCACTTTCTGCATCTGCAACTGCTTGATCATCTGCTAAGACTGCTTGAGTAGTCTCTTCAGATTCCATCTGATCGATCTGACGAATTATATCTTCATCACGTTCAACTCGGTTTCTTATACCCTCTAAGTTGGTAGCAAGAGTTTGAGCTTGTTGTTGGGTCTCATCAAAGATTTGTTGATCTACTGCTTGGTCTTCTTCAGTTTGCAAATCAAAAGCTACTTCTCGACGTAATTGGTCATCAGCTTGTGAAACATTTTCAATTTGTTGTTGCAGATCTGCCTCTGCTTGGATTTCTTGTTCAATCTCCTCATCCACTTGTTGAATCGGTGAGACCTCATCAGATTCTAGATCAAAGCCACGATCTGTAAATGGCATGATCTCGTCCAGTTCCTGTTCAATTTGTTCCAACTCTGCTCGTGTCAACGGTTGCTGTTCTGCAAGTTGTTGATCTAGTTCGGCAAATGCTTGTTCTTCTTCTGTTTGGACAGGTTGAATAGATCGTGTACCTTCTTGATTAAATGTTGGAAGGTCTAACTGTTGACCGACACTTGGTTCTGGTCGTGCAGCTTGTCGATAGAAATCGATCAATCTTTGTTCTTCTTGAGCCTGTCTAGCAGTTTCTTCATCAACCTCAGTTTCCTGTAAGGGTTCAAAACCGGGACTTTGTCGTAGAGGAGGAATGCCGGGTAGGTCTACTTGGACGGTTACTGCTGAACATAGCAAAACGGGGAGTCTGTACTCGTCGGTTCTGTCTTGGCAGTAGCACGTTTTTGCTTGGTTCTCTAGATTTGTGAAATAATTGAAACTCATCACCTACTCCCTCTGCTAGCTGTCTTTCTGGTTCAGCTAAAACATCAGATTCTGGTTGAGTTGTAGACTCTAAGAATTGTTGACTGCGTTCTAAAGACTTACCTACATACTCCTGATACCATTTACTAATTTTCCGTTCTTTTGGTTGCAGTTCTCGTCCGTTATCTACTTTATTGTTGATCCCTCGGATAGTGTCCTGAAACTCAGGTTGAGTGACGAGGTCTTCTGCTAGCGCATCATTGTTGCCGGAAGAGTCTGGATATTTTCAAAAATCTTGTTGGTCATTCTGCTGAATCTCTTCAGGATTTCCAACAGGTCGATTGATGGATGGAGATGCTACCTGCTCAACAAGACCAACGCTACCAGAGACAGGGAGTGAAGCAACAGCACCCATTGCAGCACCTTCTAGCACTGCTTCAGGGATTTGCCTTGATCCAATCCCAAACGGTTGGTGATTAGAGTCGGATCATTTTGCAGGGGGTTGTTTGTATTCCTTAAATAGTTTTGTAAATTCTGATTAACAACTGTTGCCAAACTATTGGTTGATCGTCAAAACCTTCTTCTGCAGCTTCTGCTAAAACATCTGCAGTTAGACGGGCAAAGAAAGATCCTTGTGGTAAAGCAGTACCAGCTTGGATCAACTGCATTGTATTTAAAAACTTCTCATCAAAAATAGCACTGTTGTTGGCACTTCTCAGTTTCTGACGCAAATTGTTTTTCTCAAACGTCAGGCATATTCTTAGTCAGTTCTTGCCAAACCGGATGAGCATCGATAGACCTGTTTGCTTCTGAGGCTAGCAAAAGCTGGAGCACTACTGAGCGCAGCACCAGTACCTGCTACTCTTGCTGTGACATCTGCCGCTTTTCTACTGACAACCTCTACCAATTCCTCCTCCAACTACACCTGTCCCGATTCCAATTGCTGTCGGAGCAATGGATTCAGGAATTGAACGTGCTGCTTGACCAAGAAAAGTCCTTTGCATTGGGATCTGACCATAGTCCTCTGCATTTTCGGTGATCATTTCCTGTCCGGTCTGATACATTCGTGGCTTTACTTCTTCACGATAGAGATCCATCAAACCCTGTCGGCTCTAGAACGTAATCTCTAAACCCTCGTGCTGCCATACCGGGGAGTTCAAAACACATCTGGAATTCTAAGAGGCTGATCTACTTCCTCAATTGTTTTGACTCTCAAAGAGTTTCTGATCTTCCGGTGGACAGATCAGGTCTGCCAAACTCTGTCAGTGTATTAGCAAAACTTTGTTTGGCGAGTGGAACTAGATTAGACCCTACATCACTGAGTTCTTGACCTGTTTGTTTGAGATAGCCACTAACGGTTCCAGTGTCCTCTCCGAGCAGTTGTTGTTTAACAAAAGAATCGCTCAGTGTCTGTCGGATTCAACTCACTCAATATATTGTCAATTTCTCTAGAAGCTTGAGCGTAGTCTCCACCAGCATAGTATTGTTGTGAGATGTTCGCTAATTTCTGAGCAATCGATTGCGGAGTTGCCATTAGTTTCTCCCACCTAAAGCTTTGATTTTACTGGCAAGCATTTGGAAGTCAGTCTCTAGTCCTCTTCTAATAAAATTAATTTGATTAGCTTCTTCTTGCGTTGTTGGGTTTTGAGGTAAGTTCTCTGCTCTCTTCATAGTACTAATCATAATGTCTATATCCGCAACAAGGTTTTGAACATTTAAATTATTCCTGTTGCGTGATAGATCTTGTTCAAGATTACCTTTTACTTTTGTTAAATAGTCTAAATAACGACCGTAAGATCCTGTGTTTTGAGCATTTGCTGGAGGTCTTGTGTTTGATTGAGGTTGGGGCACATTTTGAACAGGAGTCTCTGCTTTTGGTGTTTGCTCTGCTTGTCGGAGACTCAAGGCATTAGAAGTTGCGTCAGCTATTGAAACTACTAATATCGGAATTTTCAGAAAACTGGTTGCGTTGGTTGTTGAGCAGTTTCAAGATCAGATCGGGTGTTGGCTTCTTTCTATTTGAGTACCTGTTGGCATCAGGAATTCTTCAAGTGCAGCCTGTAAGCTAATAGACCGTTTAGATGCAGGGATAGATAAAATCATATCCCGAATCTGTTGATCAGTCTTTGGTGCTCGACCTTCAAGATATCCATCTACGCCTATAAACTCACTCCGCACACCTTTCCGATGGAACTTGATGAAATCCTCTGCACTGGTCCTATCTGGTTCTTTGGTATATTTTCCTGTGACTCCTGTTACTTTACTGCTACTGGGTTTCGGCCCTAACATTCTGTAACAACAACCTCATATCTTCATTAGTTGTTGCATTATTAATTAATTTATTGCGTAACTCACCCTGCTCAAACGGAATCTTTTCCATTACAGATAGAGTTTGATTAAACAGTCTATCTTGAGCTTTTCTGAGCTTCTGCTTGTGTCTTTGCTTGTTGTTGTGCCGTATATGCAGTGGCTTGAGCAGAAGCTAGACCGTCCACCGCTGTAAGCAATCTCAGGTGTCATTTCTCCGATAGATTTAAAGGCGTTCGCATCATACGGAGCACCAGTTTGGATCGCTTTTAAATTAATTTCAGCAAGCTGCAAATAAAGCGCATTTTGCTTCATCCTGTGGTGCTTTAGCAATTTTGCGTTTCAGTTCTGCAGTTCTTGCTTTTTAACTGATCTAAGTTTAACCCTGCTGTTTCAGAAGCAATAGCAGAAGCTTCCATCCCCACTCTGAACACTCTGTTGCATTGATTCCAAACCCATACTTCGGAATCAGATCTGCTCTAGATTGTCCGTAGGTATTCTGCCAGTTTTGCAGTGCTTGTTGCTTTGCTTGATTATTATCTAGACCGTTTATGAATTGCAGACCAGCCATTGCACTTTGACTGATCTGGTCCGTAGGTGTTTGTTGGCAATCGACAGAGCAGCAGAGTCGTTGACTAGTTTCTCACCGAACAGACCTGTCGCATTCTGCCAACTAGGAAGAGATTTGATCCGGTCTGAAATTTGTGAGGCTGTTGCGTTTTTTATAGTCAAAGTAATTTTCATTCTTTTGGTTTAAAGTCTCCCATTGAGTCTTTAAGATATGTCTTCTGTTGCATATCCGCTTTGATTTCATCCATCAAATCTTGTTTTGCCTGTGCTGCGGCTGCTTGTGAGTACATCCCATACGCCTGAAGGGCCCGTATTTGATCGTAGACCCCAACCGTGCCATGTCAGACGGTTTGTTGTAGTACGGGTTACTGCCAGACGGTTCGGTTCCCCCCAATATTCGGGAACAGGTTCATCAATGTGGACGCACCAGCAGAACCTAGTTGTGAAACCTGCGATTGCACCTTGCGGTGTCCCTGTAGAAATACCCCCGGCAATTGCACCCACCGATTTGTCCGATTGTTTGTAGGGTCCTGACCAAACGCACCGTGCTGAGAAGCTTTGCGCCTTTGCTCTTCCTGTCTGCGCCTTTCCGCTTCTCTTCGTTGACGTTCTTCTTCTAGTGCTTTTTCTTGAAAATACCTGTTGGTTCTTATCTCTTTGATACTGAGAATAAAGCTGCATCCCCAGTGTTCCTGAGTTTCCGTATCGTGCCATTAGTCTATCCCATAATTAGAGAGTTCATCCTTCAACCAATCTGGTACGTCTTCGTTCCTATCTTTAAACATATTCTCTAGTGTTATGTAATTAAACTTGTCAGAATTTAGATCCTGATTGAAATCAAGAATCGATTCGGTCGCATCTTTGCCCTTCCTGATTTGCAGTATTTCGGAGGTTACCAAAGGCATCAAACTCATAACCTAAATTCTGGAATTTTTGACGATAGAAATCATTATTCAACCCTAGTTTAGTGTTGAACTGAGTTTGATCTGCTCCAATACCTGTCAGGTTTGTATCCAAAACGGTATTTAAACCAGACACACCTAAGTCCGCTTGATTCTTGTTTGCATTATAGATCTGACCGATCATATCTCGTCTAGTATTTAGCCCCCTCTAGTTTTACTCCATACAGTGAATCCAGAGCATTCATCTGCTGGCCCCCATCGAATTCATGACTTGCCTGATAGGCGTTACCTGCAGAATTCAGAGCAGTGGTTCGGGTTGCCCCAGCATCTGCTGGCCCAATCCGTAGGAGTCCAGAATCGCTTGACGGTTTGCAGAGCGTTGAGCGTCAGATCTAGATTTCGCCAAGTCCATCATTGCAGACGTATAAGCTGGTGAAGAGGTGTCCATTCCAGCGTTGGCGTACATCTCCTGCAAAGAAATCTCTTGCAGATCGTGAGGATCTATCTATCTGATCTGTAGCATCCGCATAGAGTAGGTTCTTTAATTTGGTATAGTAATTTTGATCTCCTGCATCTGCGGCAACATCCATTGCTGCATCGGCTACTGTCCCAAGTTTCCCTCTAGTGGTTGCCATTTCACCACCTGAACTAACTTGAACTCCATCTTTTTCTAATGCGCCTGTATCCTCATTGACCCGTAAACTCTTCACCATTTGGCCCTGTAAACGTCCCATCTTCATTTTTCCGGTAACCGAATTGGGACGCATTTGCTGAGTTTAATGGTACTCCCCCCCGATTAGTGGAGACAGCGCAGTTTCATAGTCTCTGTACGCCTGATCATACAGACCACCCTCACCCCCTAATGCTGTGATGTCCTTTGTAAAAGTCTCAGCAGCAAGTCTCAAGATCACTTTGATAGTCTAAAAAGCCTTTGATGGGGTTACCGTCAGGATCAAGAATGTCGTTTCCTTCAGCATCCTTTCCGGTAAGAAATTGAGTTAGTTGAGCGTTGATTTGTCCTGCAAAATCTTGCTCATCGAATTCGGCTAAAGTGTCGGTTGCGAATTGATCATAGTCATCTCGTAAGCCCACCTATCTCATCAGCGAGTCCTTGCTGATCCTGAAAGAGTTGATCTTCCGTATCCTGCATCTGGTCGGCACGTTCGCGGCAATCCCACCTACGCCTAAAACGCTCCCCGTCTTTCTCTCCTCCAACATAAATGACCTGATTATTATCCGCATCAACTGCGAATTCTTGCGAGGTAGTGTTCCCTGCTTCGTCTGTAGTAAGTAAGTAATATTTTTTAGAACCATCTTGCTGGACTTGTTCTTCGTATTCAACATTGTCGTTTTCATCTGCATAATCTCTTAGACTTTCTAAATCACTACTACCTAAAACCGTGTCACTTGCAGCATCTTGTGCAGATTGCTGGGGTGTGTCTGCAGTGGGCAACGGAAAACAGTGGTTTGGTCAGTGGGAGTTATCCCCGTATTGCTGTTTATTAGGGATTAAAACCTGTGCCAGTTCCATCTCCAGTTCCATCTCCAGTTCCATCTCCAGTTCCATCTCCAGTTCCATCGCCAGTTCCATCTCCAGTTCCATCTCCAGTTCCATCTCCAGTTCCAGTATTATCGTCATTAGAAGGAGTGTTGTTAATTAGTATATCCCCTAATTCTTTTGTGTCAGAGTCTTGTGCATCGCTCTGGGCTTGAGTTAAAAGTACTTGAAATTGCTGACGATCTTCTCCAGATTGTTTCCAAGTATCTGCTAAATTAGTAATGGTATTAGAAACAGCAGTAGCATCTCCCCAATTTTTATTTTCTAAATAAGTTTGAATTTCTGCTGGCGTTGCCCCGTAAGACTCAAGGTTTGTAACTAAAGTGTCTAAGTTAGTGGTGTAATCTCGTACAGACGAAAGATTTCGGTATTTAGAAACATACTTACTTTGGCTACTATTAGGATCGACGTTTCCACGACCATATGCCCCTAGAATAGCATAAATTTGTTCTTTACTTGCATTCTCAAATTCTTCCCAAGAATCAGCTATCCCTGTTGACTTTAGTTGGTCTAAAGTTAGTATCGAACTAGATTTAATAAACTTTTTTAAATAGTCTAAATCTTGAATTTGCTCCTTGGAAAAAGTACCCGTAAAGTTTCGATTTCCGTCAATAACAGGAGTTACGAAAACTACGCTCAAATCGAATACCTAACGCATCAATTCTATTATTAAGGTACTGAGGGTCATATGGCCCCTGACCCGACCATTTTTTTTTGCATGTTGTTCCAATCAACACTATTGGAACCTACATCCAGTGATTTGTAATATTTTGAATAATCGACTGCCATTTTAACTTTCCTCCGCTTGAGGTCGCATTGCTTGTTGTTCCCAGATCCCCTAACGTGACATCTGTTTCTACAATATAAACTTTACCACCATCCTCTGGATTTACATGTGTGTACTGAAGCACATGACCGATTGTTACCAGAAGGAAAAATAGGCTTTTTCAGTAACAGTGTTGGTCGTGCTAAAGTTGTAGGTTCCGATACTTGTACCATCTAAAAACCACTCAAGATCAACATCACCTTTATACGTTATCTGAAACTCAGCGTGAGTCCCGAATCCCCCGATAAAATCGTGGTGGTAACGCTACAAACCTAGTCCAAAGCAACTCGACATCATCTGTTGATGTGCCATTATTGTAGATATGGGGGATGTAAACCGTATGATAGCGGGTTAAAATAGATTCGGGCTACATCTACATTTTGCTGAGTAGTAATAGTGTAGGTTTGTGTCTGGGGAGATCCGTCTAGAAAAATCTTGGGAACTAGACTTCCACTACCCCGAAAGCCGTACTCCGCATAATGAAACAGTTGCTGCTGGGGCAAAGCTTTCAATCGGAACAGCCTCAAAGTTTTCATTCTGTAGATTGATCGCAGACGCAGTTTCCATATGCGAAATATAACCGGATACCGATGCTGGTAGCGTCATCCGTCTGCCACGAAACGTGTTATGAAACGGAAGGGCTATCGTGCTAATCAGACTCCCCATCAACGCTAATAATGACGGTGGGTTGCCCGCTATATTCCAATCGGGAATGCGGAGTATACGCTACGTTGCATCGGGGGAAAATTACTTTGTATGGCTGTTTGCAGTGCTGCTAAGTCGGCAGCATTTAGGACAAGGCTCAGAAGTAGATCGAATTGAGCCTGAATGTTGGAAGTGTTATCGAAAACTTGTTGAAAAGACTCTCTGACTTTTTGATCGTCCTAAAAGAAAATAAGTTTCAAAATCTGCATTTCTGGAAACTGTCATGTTGCCACTATCTCATAATCAGTGTCGATCCAATCTATGATTCCGTTCCAATCACGCACTTCAACCCACCAAGTATCTGCCATCGGCAGTCCATAAGCATTTGTGCGGCTTGCTGGCAGAAAAACACGTTTTGGTTCAGATTCTAAACCGGACGTAATCGTTACCGGAAAATCATAGGAAATCGTTTTATAACTGTAATAACTAAACACCGTTATAAGTAGATCTTGGTACAGAGTTAAATTCGTAAATTGTACCTGTGGTTGACTGCTCCCAAACACACCACCCGGAATGATTTCACTTTGTGCGTTTGGCGCAGTATATTGAGTGATTGAATTGATTACGAAAGAGGTGGTTGTGGACGAAAACCGTCATCCCAGATTGTAAACTAGTGTTTTGCCAATATCCGCTTTCTCCCGTGTAGATATAGACCGGCCCACCGGAAATAAAATATTCAGACAAATTTCTTGAAATTGCTCTTCCATCTAAATAAATACGAATATTACCATTGCCGTTACCATTAATAGTCACACTGCGAATCAGTTTTAGCGTACCAAATGCACCCCCAATCAAAACCCCGTGTTGTGTAGTTTAGCGGCAACCGTTGACCTGTATTCCCTTCAATAAATTCCTCTACGAGAATACAGTTTGTTTTCAGAGGGTTTATAGACTAGTACACTTGGGAGGGGTGTAGGTTGTACCGGAGAGGCTATTTGTCGGTTTTGCGGGTCCCATCTTCGTTCAAGTCAATTCCAATAATCGGAAACCCCGTTAGCGAGAAATCAACGATATAGCCTTTTTTCTGTAACCCCGTTGATGACGTAATACTTATCATTAAACTGACTAGCATTGATATTTGCACCAGCATTTTAAAATATCTAAATCCTCAAAACGTCCCTCTTGTCAGGTTGGTTACTTTTGACCCATCGTAAAAACAAATACCAGATTGTGATACCCCAAACTAGATAGCTTCCGACCAGTGCGATGCTTCGTTCTTCGTTTGCCAATAAACCTTCCGTGGTGGCTAACTTGATCTTTCGCATTTCATTAGGTCGTGATCCAAAAACCCGGTAGGTTGCATTCTTTGTCCAAACGATCAATTCACCGGGGTACGAATGAATGCCAGTGATCTCCTCATCGAACTGGACATAACTACCCGTATCCCAGTTACGAGGGTTGTTGTAATCACTGACGAAAAGGAAACTTCCAGCTTTATTATCCCCTCCTCCGTAGTAACTAGTATTTGTTCTATCTGTACCAACTCCGAAGAAGAAATTGTTAGACTCTTCAAGAAACTTTAAATAGTCAGGAACACCTGTCAATGTGCCACTGGAATCCAACCCTCCACATCCTAGTCCATTGGGCCACCCTTCCAGAAAATCACACTCCCCACTCAAATAGGTTCCATTCCCATCATCTAAATCAAACACGTCAAAGCAACGAGTCAGGGCAAAAGTTCCAGTAATGGCGATATTTGTGGGATGAGGTTCGATCACTCGGACAGATAGTCGAAAATCTGCAGCTTGATACCGTTGGTCAGCACCATCAACTAACGTAAAATAAGGAGCAGGACTTGCGTTTCCAGCAAATTCATATGACCCGGAAACGCTAGAACTCGTTGAACCGTTGACGCTAACTTTTGTATCCTGATAGGCCACCCAACTGACAGTGTAGGTTTTTGTAGAGTCTAAGTTACTGAGTGAAATCTGTTTTGAGGTTGCATTGTAGCTAAAGAAATTCGGCACTCCCGTAGTCGGGTCATAGCTAGTCGGTACGAAATAACATAGATCAACACTTGATCTGGAGTCTCTACGTTCCAGCCGATAGCAGACTAATGGGTCAGAGCCAGAATAGGATGACGGTGCAGTGACATTAAATGTCAGACGTTGGGGTGTGTGAACGTAGTCACCACCGGAATGATTGCCTCCGAAAATATACGAATTATTGGTAGCTAATGAAGCTAATCGATAGGTCTGCGATAAACTGGGAATATATTGATTCGACACTTCTCGCACAGTGCGAAAATAATAACCACTTCCGCTAACCGATAAATCTCGGCCCTGTTCTAACCATCCATTTGAAAATGCAGGACTACTATCTCCAACATCTGCATCGGTTACTTTGATGATATAAAGTTTACTCCGGGCATCATCGTAATAGTAGGCTGGAGTTGCTGGAACGTAGGCAACCTGTCTCTGCTCGGTTTTTGGCCCGGAATAGGAATAGTAGTAGTAGTTGTCAGTGTGATTCTGGTACGAATAATTATGATAAGTGTTTGTATGATCTGTAAGAGCGTTGGCAGTATAAGTATTGGTATGATTTGAAAAGGTGTAAGAGGTCGTAGTAACGCTTCCAGAGACATAGTATCTGTCAGAGTTTGAACTGTTTTGACTTGCTGTAGATATTAGGGAACCTCGGTTTAGGGTAAAAGAATTACCCTGAGACGTTCCAGTGCGTGAAGTGACTGCGTCTGCAGCAGACTTGGTACTGAATGATATAATGCCCGGATTATACCCACCATACTGTGCTTGAACTTCATAACCAGAAATCTGACCATTTATGACGACAGCAGTAACTCTCCAAAATATAGTGCTATCATTAGAAGCAGAGGGTAACTGGCTGGTGCTTGAAGTTCCTGATGACCTTTCCAGCAGGTTTCCAGAGTTTCCTAATGCCCAGAGTTCTTGCGTGTTACTGGTACTTCCTGCAATATTCCGAAACCATTTGTAGTAGGTGTTGCCACCGTAAGCAAAAGTTGCGCTTGCAGGATCTTGATTGTAGGTATCTCCGTTACTCCAACTATAGGATTGGTAGTTTGTGGTAGTAACATTGATGGCAGAAGCAGTAGACGAACTGAGTGATTTGAGGTTACCAGAAGAAGCGTTATTTACTTTAGCGGCATATAATGTAACGTTAGCACTATTTGGAACGCTTTTTGTCCACTCATAATAATCTGTAGAATTGATCGTAGTAACCGTTGTGGTCTCCGAATACGTTGCTGAATCATACCACGAATACGAATTGTAATTGGTAGCAGTAACTGTAATCGGGGAAGACTGCGATGAGGTTCGGGTTGTTAAGGGAGTTGTAGGCGCTGTACTTAAAGTTCCGTTAGCCCAGTATTCATCTAATGACCCGTTCTGATACCAACGATAACGTCCGTCTTCCTGATGGTTACCTGAATCTTGATAGTAGTAGGGGTTGAATTTTGTTGCATCCCCAATCGTAACGGTTATGTTTCCGGTGTTGAGGGTAGATCTTGTATAAAGATTGTCCCCGGAATAACGGTAATAAACCGTAGTGTCACCGGTTTTCTGCCACGTTTCATAGGTGTTGGTCAAATACGGCTGTTGATTAGCAGTACCTGTTTGTGAGTAATTGAATTCAGCCGCATTGGAATTGACCCCGGCTACATCAACTGTCACGGTCTGTGTGGTTGCTGATTGAGATGGGATGGCAGCAATCAGTGCGGTGTTATTGTTGTTTTCAATGTCTACTTCTACTGTGACTGCGTCCGGTGGGTCAAACGCAAGAGGTGCAGGAGTAGAAGAACCATCACGGAAAATCTGAAGATCCCCTGTGCTTCCTGCTCCTGCTAATGAAACGTACAGATCCCGATTCCAGACTGCAAAATCTGTCGCATACTGAATATAGGGTTCGTTTGGCGTACCAGAATCGTCTTCCTGATATTTACTGACCCAACGTCCGGTAGAGACACCGGAGTCATACCAGAAACTGCCATAAGCGCGATTTGCAGATAAACGGTCTGTTTCAAACCGTCCTTGCAGTCGAACAGCCGACAGGTCAAGATCTGTTCCGTCTTGTCCTTGAGAATCCCCAATCATATGCGGAGAGATCTTTGTATTGATCCCCCCTCTAAAATCGACTAAGCGTTGTTTAGCCATTTACTTTTTCTTTTTGCCTTTCATTTTAGCGGCAGTAATAACGTCACCTCTGGTAATCTTATTTTTTGGTGCTTTCATTGCTGCTAATTTTTTCTGTCGTGGTGTCATTGCTTTTTTCTTTTGACCGTACATCATTTACCTTTCTTCCAACTGATTCGTTTAGAACTGGTTTTGGTTTTTGCCTTGGAATTACACTGGGCTTTAGTAGGTCGGCAGGCTGGGTAGGGTCGCTTTGACTTACCTTTCACAGACTTACGTCCGCACGGTTTTCCTGTCTTGCAGTCTATCCAGCCTCGACCATTATTTTGAGAGAACCAAGTGCGTAAAGAATTACTTTTACTTTTTAGTGCCACTTTTGTTTCCCCAGTTTTTAGCGCCAACCTTACGGCACGTTGAAAGTGCGCCACTAGCGTAAGCTGAAGGCCAAACCTTGTAGCGACTTTTAACTTTGTGGTAGCAAGCGTCTTTGGGTTTGCTCTTTTTCTTAACAGCCATAATTACAACCTGTAATCAGTTTTAATTTCATTTGCCCTTCATCTTAGGTTTCATTTTAGGCTTCATTCGATTCGGGGTAGGAATCACACCGGCTTTTCCCTTCATCATTGTCTTCTTCTTTGCTTTCATTGCTGCAGCTTTCCCGGCTTTTGTGTAGGGGAACTTTTTTCCGTTGACCATTGGCATGTTTAGACCCTTTATTTACGTTTATGAGAACACTTCATTTTGCCACACTTTGAACATTTCTTACCTTTCTTTGCACCGTACATTTAATAACTCCAGATAGTTGGGTTTTGGCGTAGGTCGGCATGAAGGAAGCGATTTTCAAACTGACCTTTTTGGGAAACTCCGATTCCAGTGAAACCATGTTTGATCAATAATTTTAGAAGCTTAACTGCTTCCTCCCCAAAACATAGAATGTCCACAGCATTTCCTCGTCCATGTTCTCCCGGTTTCATTTTCTTATTTTCAATAGGATGAAGTTCTGGATCACGATATGCAGATGATATATTCATTGGGTGACCGTACTCCTCACGCACTAACTCAAGCCGATCCAACAGTTCAACTTGCATCTCACAATGGCCTGATGCCGAACATTGAAGTTCTTGACGAGAGAAATGCTTAGAAGAATCAGTTGTTTGCATTGGCATTACTCCATTTATTTTTGAATAGCTTGGTAACACTGCGAATTCCAAAACTAGCAGCAATGATTACGGAAAGAGAAACCTGATACCACTTTGGCATTGAATCTAATTGGGCAAAGCCTTGCTGAACCACACCGTCCATACCCGGAATAAACGCTAGTATCATTGGAATTGAAAAAAGTATTGTTAACCACTCATCTTTCCAAGAATTTTGAGAACCCTTAATGGCTTCCAAATCCCAATCTATTTCTGCAGTGGCCTTTTTCTCATAAACTATTGCCTCTGCATTCTTCAATGCTACTTCGGCTGCTGTCTTTGCTCTAGATTTTTCGACAGTCCCTTCTAGCCATGTAGTCGCTAGTGACGCAAGAGGTGCAAGGAGTTGAATCATGTCAGCTAGACTTTATAACGTTTAAACAGATCTTTGCGTACTCCTCCCCAAAAGCAGTTCTGTCTTCATAGGACATATTCATCACCTCTGGTTGCGAGAAATTGCTGCGGTAGTTGTCGATCATGCAGCTACAGTTTTGAATAGACATTTGCAGTGCGAACTGATGAGGAGCACCGTTTCCCATATATTTCAGCTTTAACTGTTCAGAACACTGATAGACCCACTGCAGTAAGAATATCGTCTGATATTCGTTAGACCCTTCATGGGCTGGCGCAATTGGGGGCATTGCACAGATAGATAATGATAGTACGAGAACAAGTATAAGATTTTTCATGATCACCATTTTGACTTATTAGCCCAGTAAGCTGCAGACATTTTGCCTTTAGCAATGTTTTTCGCGTGTCTAGCTTTGAAGGACTTTCGTTTCGCTTTCATTCGTGCAGATTCACCAGCTTTGGGTTTTCCTGCGGTTTTAGAACCCTGCTCACCAAATCGAATCACCTTTTCTTTACCACCAGAACAGGCTTTGACAACGTGCGATTTCTTGGGATGAGAGGGAGTACGCTTTGGACTGTTGCACTTCATTTCCGATTTATTGACTCTGCTAGCCACGGTTCTTCTCCATGTGCATAATTGATTCATGGAGACTTGTAATAGCAACTCTCATCTCACTTAGCGTAATGTTTGTCTGCTCCATCGTTTTAATCAAAGCTGCATTAGACTCCCTCATAAGTGATCTCAATTCGTCATCATTGCGGCTATCTTTGTCAAGATGGATTTTTCTCTCTTCTGCAAACCCTCTAAGCAAGTAAACAATAAGGTATCCTGCGAATGCCAGAGATGCCATTGTTCCGCCAAGATCTCCCAATATTTGAACAAAATCTTCTGGCATAGTTGTACTCGGTGTAAGTTAGTGAAATTCTTATAGGTTGACAGTTTACTAGCGTATGCTAGTGATTTTGTTAGCGGACGATTGCAACAGTAACTAGCTCTGAATCAAACGGATTATCAGATTCACTCCCACCAAGATTCCGAGTAACTAATATTCGTACTGATCCACTTAGTATGTCTGACGGTGATCTCACATTTACTAAACCAGGAAAATCAAAGTAATCTGTTGAATAATCGCCGATTGCATTTGAAACTACAGAATAGTTAGAATCTGGCAAAGCTGTTGCAAAGGTGATAGTATAATCCCCCCCAGACCCTCCGTTATCGGTTACGCCACTTACATTTCCGTTTGCTCGTCCTGTCCCAATACTGGCAGAACTACCGTCAAAATTTATCCACGCGCGACAAGCGTAAATGGGCGCAGAGCCTGTAGCGTTTAGACATCCTTTAATGTCAGTGCTTGAATTAAGCGTCACCGTGCCACTGGATTCAGTCGCCAAACTGACACTGTTCAGTTGTATTTCACCTGCCATTTTAAGCCTTTAGATTTTTTAGTTCAGTCAGTGTTATGCAGGTTTCTACCTGTGCGGGTAAATCTCTAAGCACCTGTTTTTGTGCTACGATGACTGCCGTGTTTGCACCTGTTTCTAAAGCCCGTTGATACTGCACATCTAAGTCTTGAAGTTTTGGTAATCGTTCCTGTCGCAGACGGTCTGCGGTTACTATTTTCGCTTTGTCAAAATTTACCGTTATCATTTACGCACCATATCCATCGGGTGAACTAAAATCGGCTTCCCAAGCTGATCGAAACGATCTGTCGTAATTGCCATCATCATCTGTTGGTAAATCATCTGTGGTGATGTATTTAAATGGTTTCCCACTTGGTACGTCCTTGACTGCAATTTCTTCAACAGTCAGCCCACAATTTAAAACTGGGTGCAGTACCGAAATACCACCTTCATCGTTTGGGAAAATTACTATTCTGTTTGCCATACTTTAAATCACGTTTAGGGTTCCGGTTATATTTAACGCACTCGCTGAAGTAAAATTTGCAAAACCGTGACTGATGACCAAATAACCAGCCATCGTTCCACTACCACTAAAACTTGTGTTGCCAACATACATTCTGTTGGTCCCTGCGCTAATCGCTAGCGAGTCCGATACGGTTGAAGAGTGTTCGATGTAAGAACTACCAGAGCCACTACCACCGGTAGCTGATAAAACTCCTGTACTTGCATCAATACTTAAATTCGTTCCAACTTTGAAGCCACCTAATGCTGAAGCGGAAGCAATCGGAAGGCTATAATTGTTTGCGTTCGCAGCTATCCCGTCTAATTTCGTTTTATCTGTACTAGACATCAACCCGGTAGCAGAAGTTGTAGCTACCGAATAAGTAGTATCGGTATCCGTTGCGTCAAGAACACCATTGGTAATTGTAAGGTTTGCACCGACTTTTATCCCACCGAGAACAGATGAAGATGCAGTAGGAAGCGAATAGTTGTTTGCGCTTGTTGCAACACTGTCCAATTTCGTCTTGTCTGAAGAAGACATTAAACCGTCGGCAGAAGTAGTCGCTACTGAATACGTTGTATCTGTGTCGGTGGCATCGAGAACTCCGGTAGTGCTATTAATTGTCAGATTTGTGCCAACTTTAAAACCTCCTAGATCGTTTGCTGTAGCAATTGGTAAGGCATAATTATTAGCGTTTGTTGCTATCCCATCTAATTTCGTTTTGTCTGTACTAGACATCAGCCCATCAGCAGATGTAGTTGCTGCTGAATAAGTAGTGTCAGTGTCTGTTGCGTCTAATACACCCGTTGAATTATTAATTGTTAAATTAGCACCAACTTTGATACCACCTAAACTGTTTGTTGCTGCAATGGGTAAGGCGTAGTTGTTAGCACTTACTGCTATTCCATCTAATTTTGACTTATCTGTAGAAGACAGTAATCCATCAGCAGATGTAGTCGCTACTGAATAAGTAGTATCGGTATCCGTTGCGTCTAATACACCAGTTGAATTATTAATTGTTAAATTAGCACCAACTTTGATACCGCCTAAACTGTTTGCTGCTGCAATGGGTAAGGCATAATTATTAGCGTTTGTTGCTACCCCATCTAGCTTTGATTTGTCTGCAGAAGACAGTAATCCATCAGCAGATGTAGTCGCTACTGAATACGTTGTATCTGTGTCAGTGGCATCAATCTGTTGGGTGCTGGTGTTGTAGGTCAGGTTTGCACCGAGACTCAGACTGACACCGATACTCCCACTTGTGGTAACAGGTGATCCTGTGACGCTAATTCCGTTTGATCCTGTGATGCCGACAGAAGTAACTGTGCCTGTTCCAGCAGCAACCCATTCAATATCATTCGTTGTGCTATTTACTGCTAAAACTTTTCCTGCGTTGTTCGTGTAGCTTGGGAGAATGCCTGAAGCAGTCTGGGTTGGGAGAGTGACGTTGGAAGTAGTGGTTCCGTTGGAGAGATCAAAGTTAATCGTGGTTGAGTTGACTTGATTGACATCTGTGACGCTTACTCCGTCACTTCCGTCTTGCCCATCTACTCCGTTGGTTCCGTTTGTGCCGGGATTCCCTTGATCTCCCTTTTGTCCTGTCGGGCCAGCAGGGATCGTAAAAGTAGGAGTGGTGCTGATACTGTAAGTTTGCCCGTCTTTTTGATAAGTAAAACTCATCGTGACTGTTGAAAGGTCAACAGACTGAGACAAGCTTACTGTATCGATTGCTGGGCCTTGCGGCCCTTCCGGGCCTTGGATATTTGCATTCGTCGGAATATCAGCATAGAAGGCAGAAAAATTAGCGTAAGTAGCATTGTTAGAATCTTGCACACCGGATGGCATGGGAATGTCATCAAGATCCAATAAAATCGGGTTAGTTTCTAGATCAGACCCTTTAACTTTTCTAGTTTGGAAGACAACGGTTTGACCTGCTGATCCTTGGACTGATACCGTCATACCCACCTCCTGCTAACTTTCATCCGTACTCGGTTTGCTCCTCCTACTCGTCGGATTCTATTTTCATGTTCTTCTCGTCGGGCTTCAGCAACAAACTGCAGGAATCTCTCTCGGAAAGTACCACTTTTCTGGACGTTGCGGAGTTCGTTTTCTTTTAAGTACGCCCGTTCGACTGCCCCAAATACAAGTGCCTCGTGGAATCTAGACCCTATGATAGGAACGTCTGTCCCTCCTCCTACATTCGCTAAAGTCTGCAGGGCATCTCGTGGTGGGTTCCTTGTTCCTTGCAGTTCTATAGACGGTAAAACTACGATAGTACCCTGAAAGAACCCACCAGAATCATATAAGATGTCGGTTCCACTAATCGCGTCCACATCGGTAGTTGGAACCTGCAGTAAGTAATTACTGAATACATTAGACGATACAAACGTGATGGATGCATTCGATACCGCACCAGTGTTGGTTGTGGTTTTTGTCAGGGTGATTGTTGTGCCACTGATCGAAGCAATTGCTGTCTTCTCGGGAATGTCGGAGTTCCCTCCGACATACATCCCAACCGTCAGGTCAGAAGCATCGGATACAATAATGTCGGTAGTTGTAGCGTCAAAGGAAGCGGTGACCGTACTGACAATGTTGCCAGCAGGAATAGGAAACAGACGAAACTTAGAAGCAGACTGATGATCCAAGACAACAGCCCGAATTGGCCCTGTCTGGGAACGCCAATCGGCATCAACCGATTCGTTTAGGAAGGTAGAGGATTCGTCAAGAACGGTAGGCGAGATAATAGGAATTTCAACGGCACGGTTGCGTACTCGTGCTCGTTGAATATCCATCAGGTCGGTTGGTACGTCATACTCCGCAACCAGACCCTGTAAATCTACGTTGGTAGTTAAAAGGGGGTAACCTGTGAGGCGGACGAATTCGTGTTGAGCATCAAAGAGGTAGTCATTGATTTCAGCGTCAGACCACCTTCGATTATCGGTATCTTGTAATAGTCGCTCAACTCTCGTTCGTAGTTGACCCAGATTGAGACTCATCTTCTCCTACAGTGTAGTTGTGCTTCCGTTTTGGAGGTGCTTTTACCGTTTTTGCTTCTGATTTGGCAGCATTCCCAGAGTCGGGGTCGATCAACACAGGAGAATTCTTAGGGGGTACAATCAGGGTAACCGGAAATCGTGGTCTACGATATCCTTCGGGAGGTCGAGAGTATTGAGTCTGAGTGTATTCAGTCTCGTAACACTCATTCATTAGACGGTTTATGTGGATGGCAGAGACTACTCTTGCGCTTCCTCTCGGAATCACTACTCGGAAACCGTTAATTGACGAAGCTACTTCATTCGTGTCATGAACATCTCGACCCATTTCAATACGGATTACACCGTATCCATCAGGGACACTGGCAGGATCTCCGTCCCACTCTTTCGCTAGATTAGCGTGAGCAGATACTTGAGAAAACCGTCCAATACCGGGGTTGTAGTAAGATTGGGAAAGAGATGGTTCGTAGTATTGTTGAGCCATTTAAACTTCTAATTATACGGTAAAAAGAAGAAAGTCGCAAGACAACCAACCGGAGTCAATTGCCTTGCGAGAGAGGTTATACCAACTGGGTTGGGTAAGAATTGGAGTCGAAGCGATAGTTCACCCAGACGTATACTACTCCTGCAGTATTTGCTGCGGTTCCAGTTACGCTTACTCGTACAATCTGGTCAGCAGGTACAGAGGTCATTCGATCCCCTGCATCTACACCAGCTACTCCAGCAGACCCACCCGATCCAGCATCGATTGCTGTGCCAGTATAGTCATTTGCTGTGGTAGTGTTCCCTAGATTGATGTCTGCGTTTGCCACCCCGAAAAGGGTTTTCTTGACAACAACAATGTCATCAATGATTGCCCCAATTGGAAGCTTGATGTCATAGACATCTGTTCCGTTTTTGACAGATGTGATCTTAATGTGCTCCGACGTTTGTGGCACATAAGACATCTGCATTTTATCACTCTTCATAATATCTCCTTATAGATGAGAGTGTCTCGGGGTCTTAACAGTCCCGAGACTTATTGGTTATCAGCTATTCGCACCGTAGAGAGTTCCGGCAGTTGGTTCGGTCAGAGCAGTTACACCTGTTTCAATTGTAATGATCCAATCCTCGTTGAGAATTAACTGACCATGCATGAATGTGTATCCTACTGTACCACGTTGACCCAAGGGATCGGTTCCGCTAGGTGTCGGGCGTACAACTTTAGGAACGATGCTGTCCATCCCTCCGATAGTTGCAGTGCCTACAGCATCTTTTGCGAAAATCACAATCGGGTAAACTTCTGCCCGAGTACCACTAGCATCTTCTACTAGAGAAGTTCCTGTAGCACCTGCACCGATTGAGTTATCACCGTTATAATCAAAAGCAACTGCTTGAGTGGTTACGAGGAAGCGTACTCCCTTGTAAGAGCCGATCTCATAGTCCATTGCTTGTGAGCTATTGGCGTACTGCTCGACAGGTACGAAACCAGCTAGATTCTCTAGGTCGTAGCGTAGAATCGGGTGGCAGATCGCAACATAGCTAGGTCGCAAAGGTTGCGTTGAAACGTCAGGAGTTGCGGCTAGCATCTCGGTCAGTTTCTCTGCATCCAAACCCTCTAAGTGTCGAATTGCAGCATCAAGGTCAGCAGTAGTTACTACCGCATTCACTTGATCTCGTTGAGTATTCTTTGTACCACCTGTTGAGCCAGCATAGATCGTATTCGCAGGATTGCGGAACGTCTTGTAGCAGAGTAGGTCGATTACTTCTGCAGCTTGCTGCGCTTGTCTCTCTGTAATGATACTGACGTATGGGTCTTGACCAAGGAGTTCCATCAGATCCGGTCACAGGCACATATCTACCGTACTGGCGGATGGTTGTGCTAATGACTTCGCTTTCTAGCTGGTCAAAATCGGGAGTCACACCCTCACCCAACGGGGTGTCATTCAGAGGAAATTTCTTATACCGTCTATGTCGCATGACGTTGCCATCATTACGACCTTTGGTATCTTTTTGAGCAAACCGTGCAAAGGTTAAGTTCTTTTTCGCAACGGGCAGCATCTTTGACTGAATAGTGAGTGCGTCTTCCGTACTCAGGTCTCCGTAAAGATTACCGCTAGTCGTTGCGAATGCGGTAGTTGTAATAGCCATTTTAATCTCCTAGTTATCCTGTATTCATTAGTTGTGACCAGAACTTACTTTTATCGTCTGGTGTACTGATCGGTGCTGGGGGTTTTCTTTGAACAGGCTTTCGGGAAACCACTGTCGATGCTGTCTTTCTTCTCTCTCCCCTCTTAGTGGTGTCTACTTCCACTTCCGGTTTTGTTTCAGCTTCTGGTCGGATAGCTTCGGATGGGTACTCATAAAGAAAAGATCGCATCAGATCTACAAACCCGGACGAATCCGAAAAGTCTGTGACCACTGATTTCCGCCACTTGTTCGATAAAACCCACTGAGCGAAAGTCGGATTGTTGAAATCCAGATCTCTCGCATTAGTAATCCCAAGTTGTTCATTGGCTTCCCGGTGTCGTTGGGCAAGCGCATTCTCAACCTGTCGGGCTTGTCGTTCTTTCCGGGCTACTTCTAAGTCCGGTTCAACCGACTGTCTCACTGAGTTGATCCGTTCTTCAATCAAGTGATTGATTCCTCGGAACAAATCAGGAAACGCTTCGATTTCATCCCTCACATCTGCTGGCATTGACGCTAGCAACTCCTTCAGATCCTGTTTAGAAACTGTCGGTGTTGGTTCGGGATTCGGTTGAGATTGAACGTCCCTCACAGATTGCAACTGTCCTTGCAACTGCTGAAGGGTGTCCTTCATCTCCTTGTTTTCAGCCTTTAATTGCTGAATGAAAGCCTGTGAATCTCGGAACCGTTTGACCAGCTTCGGGTCATTGAGAAGCTCATCTTTCGGTGCTTCCGGTTCAGGCTCTGGTTCAATTTGAGGTTCCGGTTCAGGCTCTGGTTCCGGTTCCTCGGCTTTGGGTTCTGGTTTTGGCTTTTCCTGAACAATTGATGACCACAGTTCTGCAGGACTTATTTCAGCAGGGGTCTCTTCTACTGAAACGTCTTCCTCTACTTCCACAACCTCTGTGGTTTCCTGTTCTGCCATAAAAAGTCTTCCTTAGAGTTGAAGTTTGTCCGGGTACGCTAGAATTTCTTTAAAGGCTTGAACTCTACCTACCCGGACATTGTGACTGTGAAGATCGTCATTACTGACTGACTGTGAAAGCCTCTCTTGCTCCGCTAGGATTTTGGTTCTGATCCACTCCTCTATATGTTGCCATATCTTGCTCTGTCGTAAGACCCCGATTTCCTCGGGAGTTAGAGGGTACTGCTGGGGGTTGTTGGCTTGCCATTTGTTCACGAGAAAGTTCCTCGGCAATCATTTGACGTTCTAATTCTTGTTGTTGTTGGGCTTGAGCTTGTTGCATCTGCTGCTGCTCCAACTTCCTCAACTCTTCTTTTATCAACACGGAAAGATCAGAAAAATCAGTAGGTTGTACTGGTTGTCCCTGATCCATCATCTTGAGAATCCGTTGAATCTCTAAATCTCTACGTTGTTGTCCGATGCTCTGGCGTTCATCTAGTGCAGCTTTCAGTCGAGTTAACTGTTCTTCAATCTGCCCTTCCTGCAGTTTCTGTTGCGCTTCCATTTGCATTTTCATCTGGATCGCTTGCTCTTGCTGCTGCTGATCTCTCTGTTTTTCTTCAGGAGATTTGAGCAGAGCATCAGGTTCTAACTGGAAAGCATCCAGTATTGGCTTTGCTAATCGCTCAATCCGCATTTCCTGCGCTAGTTGCGGTAGTTGCTGAAGAACCTGCATAAATTGCAAGAGTTGCTGATTATGCACCTCCTCTGCGACATATCTCTCATAACCTGTGCAGAGTGCTTCCGCATCACAGTGCAGATCAGGATCGTCGGTATCAACTAGAATCCACCGATAGATTCCGTTCAGCGCACCTCTCAACATGTCGGAAATAGACTGTACAACAGCAGCAGTTTGACGTTGCTGATTGCTGTTGAGAATACTCATTCCGGTGGCAGTACGGGTCTGGTAGCTTGCTGTCTGACCCATCCCAATCGGAGATTGTCCTGATGAAAGATTCGCTTCTCTCTGCAGGAACTGCATGAACTCCATCAGACCGTGTGTCACATCAGGAATTACAATCGGCCTGAAAGCACTGGAAACGTCTGCGCCCGGAGCAAATTGCCATACCTTGCCGGGGTATAAGTCTGTTGGGTCTTCGTTAGCCGCAAGCTGACTTGCGTCCATCCCAACCATTGGTACGGAAGATAACTCCTTCCCTTCGACATACATTGACATCGTAAAGTTGATTAGAGACTGTAAGTCCCGAATCGACCAGTAGATCCCATCACCCCAGATAGAGTGCGTATTCTGTTGCCAATAGGCGAAATGATAAGGAAGAGTACTATCGTAGGGATTGATCACAGACTTGATGACACGGTCTCCCAGTACTGTAATACAGACAGGGAGTACCAACATCTCTTCCATATCCTGAATATCCAGATACCCTTCTAGATCTTCTTTGTCTAAGGTTCCCCAGAATTCAAGTAATTCATACTCTTTCTCTTCTTCCTGAAAGGACTCCTGATGAGGATTTAGTGGTTCCTCATAATGATATGCACCGATGTTTGTTTTGCGTTGTAAGACATCGGCAATCGCTTCTGCATCATAGCCAGTTTCCGTAGTCAACAATTGTCTGGCTTGCACACTGGAAATGCTGGTGCGCTCAACGATGTAACTTACATCGTCTAAAGAAGTTGCTTCAGGAGAAGGGTAAAGGTTAAAGCAAGAAACAAATTTTACTGTCGGGGTAAGTTCTGCCTCAACCGCACTTTCTATATTCTCTAACCGTCCTGAAAACTTCCCTGAATATACCGGATAGTTCCTTCGCATCAGCACTGGAGACTTGAGAACTCCTGTGCCGTGTAGACACATTTCGTGTAGTGCTTTGCCGATTTCCTTAATGAAATGCGTCTGATCAAGGATGTCTCGGATTCTCTGCTCCATATTCCTTGCACGATCCTCTAAGATCTCATGCAACGGAAGATGCTTGGCTAACTCCTTGATATATTGCGTTCTCTCCTTATCTGACATATCTGGCATACCTTCAGCCATCTGATGGATGTCAGCAGGAATAAAACGAGGTTGTCTTGAGGGTTTGATCGTGAAAGGGATCTTGTTGTTCTGAAACAACATCGCATTGATCTTGATATGCGCTGAATTAACTTCCCTTCTCGTCAGGTTCATAAAGGGAGGGTTTTTGCCACTCTCTTTATGCAGATCATTTACATAAACTCCGTTGTACGCATCATCTCCGGGTAGCCACCTTTCACTGTCGAGAGTCCTCCGAAAATCACGGGCTGTTTCAAACTTTTCTCGGACTAAAGTAGCTAGCTCATCTTTATCTAAAGGCTCTGTTTCTCGTAAGTCCTCAATACTATCGGGATCTGTTGGTACTGCTGGATCAATCAAGGTCACTCTCCACTTCTTTTAGGGTGTCCAGCAAAGCCTCTGATATACGTTCATTGATATCAATTAATTCAAAAGACGAGAACGCATCATTTCGCTTTTCTTCAATAAGATATTTCCACTCTTTAAGTAATTCCGTGACCTCAGACATGACTGAAATGCCTGTAGGAGTTTCGTGGTATATTTGGTTGCTCATTAAGAAATATGCGGTTCGCAGGATGTCGGGTAGCACCCCAGCAAGCTAATGCAGCAGACATTACACAGTCATCATGAGCACCTGTGTTGGCTGCTTCTTTTCCATTTGGTAAGGTTACAAAAGTCATTAGCTCATCTACTAAAACCGGAGACCGAATCAAAAAAGACTCATCTCGGAGTAATTCTCTTAGAGTGTCTATTAACTGAGGACGAGACTTGATCGTTGTTAGAAAGCCTACTCGCTTTGTTCTTTTCTGCCCTCTCTCGTCCAGCCGAATCTCGTTGTACAAGTGCGTATAATTATGTTTGTCCAACAGAGATCTGAGAGTCACCAAACCGTGATTGTTTCGCTCAACGACCACTAAAGCTTCGTTAAAATACTGAGCAAGCGTAACAACCTTCCAAGCAAGCTGATCAGGATCTACTTTTGTCCGTAGATGGGCTACCTGCTCCATCGTAAATCCGTCAATGACTACTGCTACCGACCAATCCGTATCACGATCATTGACCTCTATTCCTTCGGCAACGTCTACCCCAATCCGATACTCACGATTGGGTATTGGTTCTGCGTAGAGTTCCAACTCTCCTGTCGGATCTGGTTCCATCAAGTACTTCAAGATACCGTTGGTTGCGTCAGATCGATTTGTTGGAAGCGTATACTTTTCTGGTTTCTTTTGAGACTCTACTCTAGATCGTATTCTCTCCAGTGCATCTCGGTTGAAGACCATCCGTCCGGTTGCCAGAAAGGCTTCCCGACTACTTGTTGGATAATCCTGATGCATTTGGTCTAGTGAACCTTGACAGTTCACATCAATACTCAACCTACGCCACTTCAGATTTTCTAGTGAGACCTCAAAGGTCTCGGGGTCTTTATTTCCTAAGTCATAAGAGATAGACTCTTCAAGTAACCGTAGTTCTTCTTCACCCCCGTATCGGGGATCTTTACCAACGGATGCTTCGAACTCTTCCCTCTCTGCTTCCGAAGAAAAAGGAAGGGTGTAATCGTCAAAGACATACCAAGGAAAAAATGTCGCTTCCCACCCACCTCGGGATTCTTCCTTATATGCTGACCAGTAGCTGTCATAGAAGTAACCACCCATTCCACGGGCAGTACTTTCTAGGATTACCTCTGTACCCTCGGCAATCGCTACGTTTCGGAGAAGAGCACCAGCATAATCAAAGGCTTTATCTCCCCAACGAGACACTTCTGAACAGTGTAGATGCTTAATTTGATCACCGACAATGTCAGATCCTCCTGCTGTACCTAAACGGAAGCGCACGTTTAAGTCAGAGAAAGAAAGTTCCCGTTTACCCGAATACCCTTCTTTTGGTTTTAAAGGTGTCGGGTAGTGCTTGAGCATCAACCTCACCATATTGAACAAGGTGATGGTTGTCGGTTCATCGTGAGCTATAATTGCTACCCTCATGTTTTGTCCGAGCAGGGCAGCACGAAAGAACCTAGCCAAGCAGTATGTCGAGAGTCCAGATCTTCTGGGTTTTAAAACAACTTGTCTAACAAACCCTGTCTTCTTTTTCTGTCTCTCACATCGATAATGAAGAATTCTCTGAACATTGTTAAGTTCAAAGGGTATCAACTCTCCTGTACCGAATTTTTCAATCTGGAACTTTGAAAAGTGCCAAAGCGGATCGTCTTTTAGCTGAGATAAGACTTTTAGAAATGCCTCTGAGTTTCTCATCACCAACCAAGACAATTAACTGAATGTTGTAGGATTTAAAAATGTCCTTGATCTCCGAGATGTTGTCGGGTTCCTTGTAGTGATAAGTGACTCCGACAAAGCGTTTTTTCGGCAAACACTTCTGGTTGATCAGTAACTGTCCTAGCAACTCCTTCCAGTTCTCATACTTCTTACACTCAATGATCGTGTCTCCAACCACGAGATCTACTCGTCCTAGCCGAGTTTGTACCTCACGGTCACCACCTAAGTTCATCTGAAGATACTGAACGATTTCAGATTCTTTGATGTCGGGTCTACGATTCATCTAAAACGTTGATTATACAGTATAACTAATAAAGTTACAAGATAGGTCAGTAGCCAAACGCTTTTAGGGAATCTTGAAAGCGATCCTCTATTTTCACGAGTCGGAGCATCTCTTCTGCAATGTCACAGATCTCTCGTTGAGCATGATCACTCATGCGTAATTTTAAAAAGCTCATAAAGCTTCTAAAGTTAAAGGTCACCACAAAGCGGATCTGGTTCGCATATGGTAGTAGAAACCGAGCAGATTCTTTTGCTCTAGAACGAGAAATTCCTGCTTCTTCCAGTTCCTTGATTGTCAAATGGTACTCCTTCTGTGCCTGTCGGATGACCTGTTCTGTCCGGGCCACTAGATCTTCAGGCCAATCTTCCGGTAAATAATAAGAATCTCGTTTCAGTTCTTTGTACCGTGCGGACTCACTATTGATGCTCACCCCGATCCGATGCTTGAGGAATTGAATGTGCGTTGCCATTTCAGATTGAACTCTAAAAGAAATCAGACTGTGCTCAAAAGGAGTCTCATGTTGATTCTCTGCTAAAAACTTCAATAACTTAGGAACCCTATCTAAATTGTCTTCGGTTAGTTCCTGATTGGTGCTGGCCCAAGCAGCACGAGCATGAGATAAATCAGACCCTGCAATTTCTAAAAGAGTAACTGTATTTGTACTAAGCATTATCCTTCACAAACTTACCGTTGATCATCTTCCCTGTCCGCTTGCTGATGATGTTGTACACACTCTGTACACACTCTTCCATCGTCAGACCCCACTTCACTGACTGCATGACCAGAGTCACATAGATATCCCCGATAGCATCCTTGATCTCGTCTTGGTTATTCTCTTGGATCGCTATCTCCAACTCCTTTACTTCTTCTAAGGTCTTTTCAAACTGCGATCTCGGTGTCGAATGGTAACGGATACCTGTAGTTTCACCCCACTCTTCAATCTTTCTTGTTAGTTGATCTAGGTTTGACCAACTTGTCGAAGTTGTGTCGGGCTGAGAGTTGTCGTTGTAGTCTTCGTTTGGCATCTCGCTTTGCGGTATAGCGTTTAAATTTACCAGCTTCCATCTGCTTAACTTGCATGTAGATGTCTTTATTGGGCATACCCTCGTAGATAATCTGCTCCATATCGACTAAGCGAATAAAGTTCTTACCCTCAATAACTCTTACCTTCAACTTCCCATGCTCTACCCAACTTTGTAGTTTTTCTCGTCTGCACCCGAGTAGTTCTGCTGCTTCTGTCAGGGAGAAGTAAGGCTCTACACAATGTTCCATCATGAAGACCATCCTATCCCAGTTCTTCTGCAGTACTCGGGGATCTATTTTCCCGACTTGTCTCCGGCTAAAAAAGACTCTGCGGTGTGCTTGATCATTAGCACCTCGTCATCTGTCAACAGATAGCTATCCTTATTGGTCGGGTCTTTGAGTACTCTCTCCCACATACGCAGCATAGGAACCATCAAAGTTGTTGTGCGTGTCATGTATTCCTGAAAATCAGGAGTCATATCTTTCACCTTGTCGAAGTTAGGAGTTTTCATACTATCCTTTCGGTTTTCCCGGTTTGTACGTTGTAGACTCGTGTTTTGAGTTTTGATTTCAGCTTCTGCAGATAAAGCGTTGCATCCATCAACTCTTCCATTAGATGATCAACCCATTGATCAAAGTCTAAATCTTCACGATCCATAGTATGTCCGTACTTTGCCTGTCCCACTTGAGCACGTTCACAGTATTTCTCGACTACGGATTTTAAAACAGAGTCCGTTTCTAGGACTGTCGATACATCCATCAATTAATTTGCTCAGAAATATCTAGTTTTTTCAGCACCCTAACTGCTTCTTCAACCCCAATTTCGTGAGGATTCATTTGATCAGACATCAAAGCAGGTTGAAATTTATCAAGTAATTCCAGCAACATATGAAATTCGTAGTGTGGAAACTCCGTGTCTTCTTCAATAGCCACCATTTGTGAGTCTTTATCATCAGGTAAGTGCTCACTCATGTACTCAGAGAGAAATCTGATCAATAAAAAGATCAAATTCTGGTCTATTTCAAAGACATCTCCTTCTGAATCTGGCTCAATTTCAGCTTCTAACTCCTCAATTCTGTCCAGAACGATCTCGACTCTAGGCCATTCACGGTCAACAGCCATTCGATTGTAGGTTACAGAGTCTAATTGACTATCGTCCGGGTAGATCCCGGCATGTTGGAGTGCGTCCTGTAGTGCTTTTCCACAGAAATTGTCCAGATCTCGCCTTCTATTGTCGGGGGGATAGAAACTTACATCCAATGAAAGTCGATCATCCTTAGAAAACCTCTCAATATCGGCAATCGTGTCTACTAAAGCGATGACGTTTTTGCGGAACTCCATACCTGCAGGACTGATAATCAGCTTGTTGCGGTATTTCTTGTAATAAGTGTTGACCGAAGGGGGTAGCGGAAGAGTCAATTCAAGCATTGAACGCCTTGTTACTTCTTAGATCGTCCGGGTTGATTCCTAGCACGGTTTTTACTGGCCTTCTCGTTGACTAGCGTACCGTTTTTCGTGTGGGACTTGTCATACCCCTTTGGACTAGGCTTAGTCCGGTTAGCTTGGTTTAGTTTAGCCCGATACTTCTTACGTTCGGGTGTTGAATGGTACTCTGAATCGTACTTTTTCTTGTTTTCAGAGGCTTTCTGTTTGCCCTGTCCAGCTAACTTGTTTCTTCGTTGGGGTACTTTCTTCATATTTCACTTTACAGATAATTTTCGTTCTAAAATCAGGTAGTTGTCTGAATCGTTATTGTCGGGGTGCTCCTCTCGGAATCTCTCAATGGCGTTCTTTTCGGCAGAAATCAACCCGATAGTGCTCCCTAGAACGGGTCGGGTCTCTTCGTAGTCAGTGACTTGCGTTTGGTTGTAGTTGGTCACCCTAAATCGGAAGCGCACTTGCTATTTAAAAAATTGCATCGGTGTAAAAATGGCTGGAGTCCCATAATAATAAGATACGAGGGGGTCGGAGACCCCCTCCCCCCCCTCTTCTGATTTTCCTTTTTTCTGCTGTCGATTGGATATCTTGAGATGTCGATTGTCTTGACTTTAAAACGTCAAAAGAATGAACAATCTTAGACAGTTAACAGGTAATCAAGTGCTCTATCTTTGTAAGTCACTAAAATCATTTGCTATTTTTTCTTATCATCTAATAACTGTTGGAGTTGTGCTTCATAATTAATCTCAATGTCTGTTTTATCTCTGCCTTTTTTCATCGTCTCAAGTACTCGTGCCGCTAGTTGAACTTGTCCTGTCTCAATGCAATACTTAACAAGATCCATCTGAACCTGTTCGATGTTAGCAGAGTTCCAAGTCTCTGATTTTACTTGTAATTTTGAGGCTTCGGCACGTTCAAAAAGTCTGAGTTTGTCTGCTAACAAGTTTAGTGCGGCTAAACTACCTCGAACGTCTTTCTTTTTGCTAGCTACTTGATATTGCTCGTGAATTTGCTCCGCTAACCAGAGAACATCAAGTTCACTTAACAATTTCAACCGTTTTTCTTTGACTTCGTTTATCAAGTTTCGTTTAGCAGTATGAAATTGATCTAAATCTTTTGGTATGCCTAATTTCTTCGTATCTAATTGATATCTAACGCTTTTTTCATTTTCTTTGATCATAAGGCAAAAACCATGCAAATTTTCTGATCATCTTACTACAAAACGAAAAAAAAGCCAAGACTAGCTATCAAATAGAAAAAAATAGATAAACGATCAAAAGACCATTAAACAAGACAGACAAGACAGGCAAAAAATCAGACTGTTTTTCTCTATGTCGCTGATATCATAGTTTTTTCTGTCCTATAACTACAAGACAGGCAAAATATAAAACTTTTCAGCAGGGGGAAATATCACTATTTTCGTTACATAATTGTAAGATATGTAACTATTATCTTATATTTTACCTTATACTTTTTATATTTATTATTTGCCTGTCTTGCTGTCTTAAATATAAAAAAAGTAATAATAATAGAAAGTTATAAGAAAATCTTACTGTCTTGTTTCTGTCTTTTTACTGTCTTGTCTGTCTTATTTTTGGCTATTATTCAAATACTTAAATATTATGGTATTTTAATTATGTTTGGATCGTGTAACCAAAAACCAGAAATTAGGACAGGACAGAAAAAAGTACTGTCTTATTTTTGACAGAGATCTCACAAGTATTTTGAATTTTTATTTTCAATTATTTCAACTACTTACAGTTTTTCATACAGTTTAAAGAAAAAAATGCTTGACCATGACAAGGCAGTCTCATAATATCTCACTCATCAAACAAAACGATTGACTTCGATTTCTGTTTGATACTAGTAACATTTAATTTTTCCCTAATTTATCGGAGATCTGACATGTCAAATCATTATTATTTCGAAGACAAGCTAGGTAGTCGAGAAATTTCTCTAGTTCAATTTAGAGATCTATTGAAAAAATATAAACCGTCAATGGTTTCTTCTCTTCATTGCTCTTGTGTAGATGCTTATTCGTTTGTGTATCGTTCAAAACGGTCTAAATACTCATTTGAAATTTCTGCTTTTTATCCAAACAGATAAATAATATCTTGACACTCTCACGAGATCTCGACATCCTTTTGATCTCGTGAGTATTTAGACCGTTTATTTTTTCCTAATTTATCGGAGATCGACAATGGAAACGCAAAAACATTTTGGATATTTTGGAGATTGTTTTGAGATTGAATTGACTACAGAACAAATCAATCTTGCATCCCATCAAGGTAATTGCGAACAAGATGCACAAACCGTCGTGAAACAATCAAACGGTTTAAATATTCCAAGACAAGCAATGATTGACGGTTTGTCAGAGTATGGTGCGTGGGGTCGAGATGAATTAGCGGAAAAGTCAGATTTTGACTTGGAAACGTTAATTGTTTGGGTTGTAGCAGCTGATATAAAAGAAACACTAGTTTTTGAATAATTTATATCTTGACAGTCTCACGAGATCTCGACATCCTTTTGATCTCGTGAGTACTTAGACCCTCTATTTTTCTAATTTATCGGAGATCTGACATGTCAAAGCAATTGACCACACCCAAAAGACTAACAGCGAAACACAATGGCGTTGTTTTGCACGAAGATCAACATCGTGTTGTAATTATGACGGGGTTCAAACCCTCATCAAACCGTAAAACTGGTGAAATGTTGCAGGTTTGGATACTTGTAAAAGATCTTGATCCTATACAAGCATACAAGACAAAACAGGATCAATTGATTTGTGGGGATTGTCCGCACAGATGGGCTAGCGATGGCGCATGTTATGTCAACATCGGACAGGCTCCGCTATCCATCTATCGTGCATGGAAACGGGACAGATATGCATCGGGTGATGAATGGATAGAGTATTATCAAAATTTTGTCCTGCAAAATAATCTGCAAATTAGATGGGGTGCATATGGTGATCCTGTCCATATTCCGCTTGCAAAAGTAGTTGCATGGAATTCGTTTGCTTATAGCTGGACAGGTTACACTCATCAATGGCGTATTAATCCCGAGTATATCGGTATCTATCAAGCATCTTGTGACAGTCTACAAGACAAACATGATGCTGAAAAACTAGGCTGGAAAACTTTCAGGGTCTTATATATTCCACACAATGCAGCGACCAATGCAGTTATACATCGTAAACAACTAGAACGTGATGAAATGATCTGTCCGGCTACAGTATCAGATATTACTTGTTCAAAATGCAATAAGTGCAACGGACGTTCTAAGAATGTAGTTGTGCAAGTGCATGGTGCAAGAAAATCTAAGTTTGCTCACGCTTAACTAATCTCGACATCATCGGGGTCTTACTTGATCCCGATATACTTAAACACTCTAAACAGAGTAAAGACCATGCAAAATCAAACAGCACTAGAGAGACTAGATCAGATAATTGCTACAAGAAAACCGAAAACAAATGCAGAGATCAGAAGACTAAAACAGGTGCGTGAACTTTTAATTAAAACCTACAAAAAATAACTTGAAATACTCACAAGATCCCAATACAATTGGGATCATCAATTGAGTTTGTTTAGACTGTCCATTGAATTGCGAACATCAGACAAACTCACTTGATGATCAACTAATTACTAACAGCTATCGGAGCACAGACAATGGAAACAAGAGAAGAAATACTGCAACGATT